CTCATCCTTGCACTCAAGAAACCCCTCCATATCATTCTCGTCAAGTTCATACTCGTTAACGCACTCAGATCCAACTTTATCAGTACACACTGTCGCCACAACTTTATAACGCTTAGACATAATAACCTCTCTTAAACAATTAGGAACGTACATTCCTAACCAAAAATAAAAACCAAATAAAACACGTAGTTAGTTAACTTTCTCCATGGGCGTAGTACCTTCGAGATCTAAAACCTCATATCTTCCGTGCTCACCCCTAGATTCTACAGCAACAATCCTATCCCAGTCCCTAATCACCTCCCTAGGGACGCTCCCAGGAAATCTCTTAAAGATCTCCCGCAAGGAAGGGACCTCCAAGTACCTATACATAAATGCTAGAAACAACACCAAATCCCATTGCCCCGGATACACCGCATTAACCCCTATAACGTCTGAACATCTTTGATTAACAACCCAGAACAGTGCCTCAACTGTACACACCAAAAGACTGGCAGAAGGGCTTATTCCCACTATTTCAGAGGCGCTACACGTATCTGTTAGTATCCCCGAGTACTCACTTTTAATTAGAGTACGCACCTCATCCAAATCCTGTGCATTGATCTTTAAGGAATAAACTGATCTGCGTTCCTTCAAGTACATCATAACACCATAGATCATCGCTTCTACTCTACCTTCTCGAATGTGTAATCTCTACCGCTGACGATACGTGTATTTCCTTCTGAGTCTGTTACGTCATAAATCGTGTGATATCTGTCCACTAAATCCGACTCGACATCAACACCATGTACACCAATAAACACGACAATATCCCTTAACCACCCAGAATCCTTATCGGAAACAGAAACCCGATCTCCCTCCTCAAAGGTGCAATTCTCCCTAGCCTCCTGAAGATAAGCCTCTTTCAACTCACCCATAATCTCCACCATCTCTTTGCGCCTCCTAACAACCAGGTCCTTAAGAAACGCCACCGTACGTGTATTCGCATTACCATTACGGATCGCCGTAACCAAATCAATAGCCGCTTTAAGGGAACACCCTGTAGCCTCCATAATAGTCTTACATACCGTTGGCCCTTTTACACCCGTATTTAACTGTGCTCTTGCCTCATCAATAATGGAATCTGAAAACATGACAATCCTCCTTTAATTCTGGTATACCGCAAGGCGGACAATTAGACAAGGATTATCTTAAGAAAGTTTTATTATTTATCACGAACAATTTTACTATCCCAAAAGCAGTACTAAAATCAACAGGCTAGGAGTGGGGTTTGTTGTGCAATCTTATCATCTACCTAATTTTCTCCCATCTCAATTCTTGTTTTGAGATCATTATATACCCCCTGTGTGTTTAGACCCTATCCACATCCATCAGATCTAATCCCATTACTGTCCTTGTATACCTCCTTTTATGTCTTTGTGATCTCTTTGTTGCGTTTGCCAATAAAAAAGGACTACCGATCTCTCAGTAGTCCTCAAATTAGTAAGATGCCCGGTTAAGACACTTAGTAGTATCCTATGGGATCCCCTGTGTGTTGTCAAAGATTAAGGGGGTCTAGTCGTCTAGGTCTGCTAAAGAGGGACCATCTACAGGGGGTGCGGCTTCCTCGTCGCTCTTGCCCTGCTCTGCTAGCTCCTTGTCCCGTTCCTTACGTTGGGTTCCAAGTCTAATCTTCTCGCCTTGCTTGAGCTTCTTGTAAGCCTCGGTACCTTTCAGAGGTCCAAACTCATCCTCCGTAGGCTCAGGAGCATAGGCTTTAGGGTTCTTGCCCTTCTCTACCAGCTTGCGGTTAGCCTCGATGCTATCCTGTACACTAGCCATAGCTTCAGCACGGGCCTTAACAGCGGATTCCTTGCCCTCCTCAAAGGAGGATCGCATGTTCTCTTCCATCTGCTGCTGTACAGGCTTCATAGGAGGAGCGGCCTTCTTTACTACCTTGAACATCATTCGCTTAAACGAATCCTCCAAGGATGTGTAAAACTCAGCCTCGTTAATGTCCGTAGTATCTACCTTGTCTCCCTTAGTAAATGTCTTACGCTCGCCGTTAGGCATGACTACACGGTGCTTACCGCGCAACTGAAATTCAAATTGCATCTCTCAATTCCTTTCTCTTCTGTATGGGGTGTGTAAAATCTACCAGCGGATAAGAGTCAGACGCTCACGACCAGCAACCAAGACCACATCAGTAGCATTCCCCACCTCAGCACCATCGGAGAGCTGGAAGAGTTGCAGATACTTAGTGCCACTATCATTACGGATCTTAGCTACAAGAGCAGTGTTAGGAGTGGTGGCGTCAAGGACATTATCACACAGCATGTAATTATATCCCGGCTGATCGTCGAATAACTCAACGTCAGCAAGAGGCCAACCACCAGTTGGGTACGCTGTGGTAGTATCAAGGAAGATCTCCACAGCCTCGGAAGTCTCAAAGGTTTTCAAGCCAAGTTGCTTAGAAGTGTCAATAGCTAAAGTCATCGGTTACCTCCAGGTAATCTATTAGTTTATCTCTCAATACCACGAAGGTACTACGCTAAGAGGTTATATCCACGAACAACCGCCTCAGGCTCCTCATAAGCAAAACCAAACCAAACGGTAGTTACGATATCTAACACACGGTTACGGATATCATAGAAGGTCTCCATCTCAATCCTCTCCTCAATACCAAGAATAGCATTATCAGGATTGAGCAGAAGAGCCTCGGTAGTGGTGTTCGGGGGGATGGAAAGGTTCTCAGGCATCTGAGGAACGCCACGGACCATAGAGCCGCTATACATAAGCTCCAGTTTATTGGCCTGGTTGGCATCACCCATACCAGTAGCACGACCGGCGAGCTCCTGACGATAGTACTCCTCAGAATGCCCAGAGGGGAAGAACCCCATCTGATCGCGCTTCTGAAGGAACTGGACAGGAAGAACACCAATCATCTCTGACATGGTGGCAGAACCAAATTTAACTGCGCTGTGATCCACAGTGTTACCGGCAAGCTTACGCATACCATCGAAGAGTTTGAGATCTGGATCAGCAGAGGTAGTATCGCCGTTAAGAGCAATCTCCTCCATGTCACGACCGACAGCCTTGCCGATAATGTCCATAAGGGTCTGCTTAAAACGATCCTGCTCGATGTTGCGCATGAGAGTTTTCTTGGTCACACGAGTGTGAGCAATAAACTCGTAGGTCTTGAGCTTAATATCATCAATAACAGGCACAGCTCTCTTAGCCTCTGGAAGAGCCTGACCCTCAGTAGCTGCGTGGAGAATGCGGTTAGGGAAAAGGATACGAGGCATAGAATGCTCACCACCCTCAGGGACAGTCTCAGTCCTGATAATGGGCAGAAGCACATTACCCTTAATCGCCCTTTGGAAAAACTCTCTTGCCTGAGTACCCTGTAACAGGCCTCCGTTAAGATCGCTGGTGAACATATCCAGTTTTTCTCTAATCAACTTATCATTGGTATTCATTCTTCTCTCTCCTTAATCGGATAGTTAGTCAATCTATTTCAACAAGTCTACTCTTTAGGGAGGAGACGCCCACCAACATACTTAGTGGTAGGTTTAGTACCATCTTGGAAATCAGTCTGAGATGATGTAGAGGGAGGATTACCCTTAGTACTAGGGGTCACTTTCTCGGGTTCAGATCCGCCCTTAGACTTATCCACTTTGACACCCTTCATGGATTCAACACTAGCCTGGAGAGCAGCAATCTGCTCCTTGAGCTGATCCATCTCAGAGAGATCATCACCATCTTTGGTGACGTCATCACCCTCTCCAGCACCTTCTCCAGCACCCTCCTCGGGCTCCTCCTCCATACGCTTAAGACCGAGCTTCTCTAACGTCTCGTCAGAGAGACCGAGAAGGAGAGTCTTCAGAATCTCTACCATCTGATCCTCATCAGCCTTCTCCTTCCACCCCTTAATAACCTCAAGGCGTGCGTTGTTATCTCCGTCTTTAGCTGCGATCAATGTTTTCAATGCGTCCATAACCTTCTCATCCTTTACTGATAACCATCTTCGTTTATTTGCAGGAACAGTTACAAGAGACACTTCTTGAGTTTCTATATCAGTCAAACGTACTATGTCTGTCTCTGTCTTGCGTACTTTGTCTGAAAAATCATTCATCTGTGATCTCCTAAATATGTTATATCAATCTATTAAAATGAGGTCAAACACCCTATTCAACATAAGGCTCTGCACTAACCCAACCACCAATACTCCAACCCGTTAACTCCCCATCCCTAACCGCTTTAGCTAGAATAGGATCAACCACTTCCGCCTTAATTAACCACGTCCCTTTTTGTACAATCTCTTCCCCAAGAGTAAACTCCACAGGAGCCGTGTAACACTCAAGAAGTTTAACCCTAAAATTACCTGTTAAACTCTCATGCATCACACCCAAGTTGGCAAATTCGGACAAGAATTTATGAGCCGACTTCTCCACCTCTTCAGCACTATACACCTCCCCTTGGGCATCAGGATCAAAATTCGCCCCATCCTTCCCATCATTGGGCTCTAACACTACCCCAAAAACTATTGGATTATCCTCGCCCTCATCCGCCTTTAATACTTTGTAATTCGCAAACTTCTTTATCTTAGTCTTTTTTTTTTGATCGCCGGATTTACCAGCGGCCTTATCCTCTTTAGATTCTCCGCCTTCATCATCTTCCCCACCTTCAGGAGCCCCACCTGCCGCCTGCTCATGTACCTCACCACCGTCTACCCATACCTCCTTACGCTCACCCTCCTTCAGGTATACGTAAGCAGGGTAAACAGTCTCCGACTCCCCATAGGCTATCTCATCGTTCTCTACAGACCACGGAACCTCTACAGTACCCTGCTCCGATTTCACCCATCCACCATTACTATCAAACAAATCCGCCCATACATTCCATGTAGATGCTCCGTTGTTAATAGTTTCTACCCACGTACCCCACCAATCAACCTCCCACATACCCTCATCACCCCGAGCGTTTAAGGACGCCTCCACACTCTCCATAACCTTCTCTATACCCTGCTCCTCAAAGGTCCACCAGAACTCTCCAAGGTTAGTAGCCCACGATGGGAAGGTCCATGTAGCCTCTTTGGTAACAAGCTCCTTCTCTTTGCGGAGCTTACGTACCTGACTCTCTACCCGGTAGAGTTTGTGTATCTCCGTTCTCTTCTCGATATGGGTAGTGTCACAATCATAATTATAGAACACTACCTGATCATCAAATTGCACATTATCTACAGAAGACTTCAAAACCTTAGTCATCTCATGATCACCAGGAAGGATCAGCATAAACTTTCCATCACTCTTAATAAGAGTCTCTGCTAATTTACTAACATTCTCATACCCCTCAGAAGGCTCCGCCACAGTAAATGTATACTTAGAGTCATACTCCCCAAAGACCTCAATAGGATCCATTGTGACAGCCTTGAAGCCCTGACAACGATCCGCAGCAGTCTGAAGATCACAGCTCAAGGCCTTCACAATCTCCACCCGCTTCTCTACAAACTGTTTAGTTACCTCATCCAAATCAGTCTGCTTATATGCCTTCTCACTAGGGACCTCCCCAATCTCCGATAACAGTTTAACCTGCTGGTAGAAATCCTCAGAGGAATCATTTACCACAGTCAAACTACTTCTATCTCTCTTCTCCACCGCAAACCCAGACACAGAAGCAAACAAATCCACAAATACTAAATGCTCCGGAAGTATAGACTTCAGAACATTAACCTTACCCGCTTTATCTTTAAGTATCTTAAACATCGTTTACTCCTCTTTCTCGGTATATTCTTTACGCAATTGTTTCATCTTATCCATAACTAACTCCTACTTATGGAATAGCAACTCTATACTATATCGTCAAATTACACCAACCTAGATACCGTTGTGCTACGACATCTTGGATGTGTTGGCGGATGCACCCCTAAGGCGGTCGCCTCCCTCATACTCATATTATCTGTCCACTCCATCTCACCCCCAGGGAGCTCCTGTGCTAATACAATATCCTCCCCACCCTTAGTCACCACCAACAAGGTACCTTCCTTGGCGGGTTTCTTTATCTGGACCCAAGGAAAATCCTCTATCAAATCCCCTTTATCGGACTCCAAACTATCTTTATGGTAGTTAAACGCCTGCTCTACCTCAATTACTTTACCGTCCAAAAACACACACGTAGGTGTTGTGACCTCATCTAATACTGACCTGTAGATAATCTCCCTAAGTCCACCGTCCCTATAAGAACTCAGCAAACTGAAAGATCTAGCCCTTCCTATAGCACTATGAGCAGCTACACTAGTCCACTGTTTCTGACGCTTATGCACACCATCTGGAAGCTGTTTAACAATCTCATCAGTTATCTCACTAAGTGGTAATCCCTGCTCCACACCTTTAACCAAAGAATTCCACATCTTATCCGCAATATCCGCAGACCATTTACGGAATGACTCAGGCATTAGCTTTGCCGCATTCTGATTTAGAAGCCTTACCGTATTGGTATCCTCCAAAGATAAAGATGTACTTATCTCAAGCCCCTCATCCACCTGCCCTTTACGAATATCCTCAGAGATTTCAATACTACGATCAAACCCCTGTTGACTCATTTGCACTATGGCCTCTGCTGTCCTGGGGGGTATCCACATACCCGCCTGACCAAACGCCCTCTCTACCTCCTCCTCCGTCATGTCCTCCCAATCCCCCTCCTCTATGAATGTAGAATAGAACTCAACATACTCCTCCTCTATAGGATCTAAAGTCTCATCCCAATCATCATTCAGTTTAACAACATAGGTCTCTAGCCCCTCGGGGGTATTCGGATCTATAGCCTTCTCAATATACCCCAAGTTAATTAGATACTCCTCGCAATTCACCATACGATCCACAAGAGACTCTAACTCACCTCTATGATCCACTCTAGAAAGAGCCCGGTATAACTTAACATTGTCGCCCCTGAGTAGACACTGACTAATGACAGCTTCACCATCATCCTTAGTTAACCAAATAGCTTGAATAGCCGCATCATCCCCATCCGAATAGGGTCCATAATGCTCCCCCGATTTCTCCACCATATAGGATCCATCCCCCACACTACCTGAACCCCTAATTACATATGGTAAAATCTGCTCCGGAACTTCCCCAAACCAGCCAGGTATTAGAGCGTACCAAACCCCATCAATCTTCGTCTGTCTTATCATCTGTCTCTCCAGATAATTCTAATGCTTCTTCGCCTATAGCCGTGACTACTTGACTTCTAGCCGCATTTAGAATCCCCTGCACCTCTTCCCGTAATGCAGAAGACACCTGTTTAGTCCCATCATCCTCGCCACCCCCAACACCTACCCCCGAGAAATCCCCATTAAGAGCTAAGTACTGATACATAGTAGTAGGAGTAGTAGCCCACATCGCGTCTATGTTTGGGAACTCCCTATCAAATATATCCTCTGCTACCTCTCTTGCCTCAGCCGGAACTAAAATTCCTTCCTTAACCATCTCGGTAACTAACTCTCCTCGTGTCTTAGAATCGCTAGTACTGTACCCGTTAGATTGGAAAGACAACAAACTAACCCCTAACTCAGGTAGAATTAAGGTATCGATATCTCTATCAAAGGCATTACGTAAGGGGGTAAACACCTGCGCATCCGCTTGCTCTAAAGCAGCCTCCGCTGTAGCACGGTTATACGTACCCTCGGTAACTCCGCGCACAATCTTAGGTATCCTAAACTGAGATCCCACCTTCTCCTCGTTGAGCTTCATGTACTCTTTATAAGATCCGTCTGTATCCTCTTTCACCAAATCCTGTATTTCTATCTTGGGATTAACATCCCCATCCCCACTCTTACTAGCCTCGATAATGAGAAAATTATGAGCCCCCTCCAACCCTTTACCCTCATCGAATATATCCTCCAATGCGGCTACTGTCTCATCCCCCAACATACCTCCATTAACCAGAACGGCCTTAGGAGACATCATACCATTAGTGAACTTACTATTATTATATTCAGAAGCGGATCGATTACCCATGACATCCGGGGTAGTACCTACCCACCTAGGGATACCGTAGGCCACCTGCGAATTGCCTCGCGTCCTAAAATGAATCACCTCATTAGCTAAGGTTTCCTCTTCTCCATTCTTCCCATTTTTCTTCTTCCACTCCTCGTAATCCGCCTCCGTCGCCCACCATATACCGGTAGTTTTACCCAGCAGAGCTGCACACCCAACCTCCTTGTAATACGTCTTAGCCTGGTCATTCCCAGGATCCAGCACATAAGACCTGACCCGTCTTTTAGTTGTAGTCTTAACAACCTCAAAGGCACCTCTACGTGTGTACACCGTTATTGGATACTCCTTTTTAGACAGCTTCCTAAGCGCCATTCTAGCCGATGGTAGATACCCTAAATCAACCAGTTTACCCGACTCGTTCCTAAGCATCTCCCAGTACCCGTTACCAGTAACCTCTACGTCCACTCTTGAATCAGAACGTAAACCCTCGAAACCCCCACGTCTAACTATGTTCTCAAAGAAATTACTAGCCCGTATTCGCTCTATCGTATCCTGAGTTTTTCGCTTCTTTAATTCCGCCGCTACTTCCTCTTCTGTAATCTCCTCTGGCGTACTCCACCTGAGACTATCCGAACTCCCCGATAATACCTCCGCCTCAAACATGGCCTCACGGATTCTATCAGACGCATCCTCACTCTGTAGCCCCACCCTAGACACTAACCTGAAACCGAACCCATCAACATTGGCCGAATATGCCTCTATATTAGGTAATAAAAGATCACTGTTTTCGTATACGGTGTACATATTAAGTGGGTCATACGGGGGTTGGATAACATCTGCCCCACTCTCCGTTCCCTGATTAGCGCTAAATAACTCGGACAACACCCCTTTAAACCCCCGCCCCATCTTAACTAATCTAACTCTAACCGAAGATCCAACCTTACTAATCTGCCGTGTCTTTTTTTCTTGCTTCTCTGTCATGGGTACTCCCGCAGCTTCTCAACATAGCCGCCTCCGTAACTGTATCCCAGACTCCTGTTACAGGCAACCCCTTACTCTTCTGAAACCGCTCTAAAAACATCGTTCTAGATTTCCACCTATACCGCTTAGGAACCACGTACCCACACCGTATCATGTACCGATCTCTACTAGACCACCACGACACAACCGCTCGACCCCCTTTAAGCGTCCCCGCCTTGGATAGCAAAACCAACCTAGGTAATAACTGAAACAAAGAAGACCTGTACTTAGCGTCTCTCTCATTCCTGACCCTAGCCATCCATCGCCCAATCTTCCTCCACCTGTGCCTACTCTTAATGTAGATCCTAATGGGTGTAGGTCCTGTGTTATGACCTGCATACAATAACGCCAACCAGTCTCTCTTAGATAACCCGTAAGGAATTCCCGTAGTCTTTGGCGCGATGTGATTTATTATGTACTTAACCCATCTAGAGAATACTTCAATATTATCCTTAGCTCTAAGTAACTTATACCTGGGCGTCTTAAATCTCTTAGCTAACTGTTTGGAAATCTGAAACAAACCCCAAAAAGCATTACCCGATCCACCTCGTAAGCGCTCGGTCTGATGGGATTCTATGATAGCTACAGCCCTGTAGAAATGAACATCAACACCCCTCTTATCTAATCTATGTTTCTTTATGGATGCCGCATACGCCGTATCGTATTTAGTATGCCAATGCTTCCACTCAGAATAATCATGTAGCCACGGATGAACCATCAACAACACTAATTGAAAAAATATCATGTTAACCTACGCCTTCTACCTCGCCTTCTACCAACAGCCCGAACTGTGACACCCCCTGTTTTAGGTTTCCAAAACCCATGTTTATCGTGCATATAGAGGGCGAACTGCGTAACTGTATCAGCAAGATCGTCATTGGGTTCTATACCAAAATCGACAATCTGTCTAACAAGATCCGGTTTCGCCCCTCCTGGATTAGATAATATACGAGCAAATTTTATATGCCCATTCTTAACCCAAGGGGATACAGCCTCAAGCCTTGCCCGTTTGGATACACGAGGCTTAAATTTACACACAGCAGAGCGAAACTCCCCCATTTCAGGATCACTCTTTACCTCGTCAGCAAACACCTCTTGATACGCTACGGTCTCTATAACAATCCAGTTAGGCCTCCGCAGCTTACTCCACCTTCGCACTACCTCCCGTTGTTCTGGATATGGTATGCGGCCTTTGTAATACCCCAGCACGTATATAATCTGCTTTATCTTATCTACTGCAAACCATGTTATAGCAAAGAAATCACCTGTAGATTTCCCGACCGCTAAATCTACAGATAAACCAAACACAACACTATCCAGGCTAACACTAGATGTATCAAAATACTCAATCCAATCCCCGTAAATAGGAGACCCCTGCTCATTAGCCGCCTCTAACCAATATGCGCGACCAAATTCAATATCCCCCATGGCCTCCCGTCTGTCTGCTAACTCTTCAGAATCTAACCCCTCGGGCCACACCGCCTCCATGTTAGGCCCAACGCACGACATAAACGTAATGTATCTCTCTTTAGATACTAACTCATGGGAGAGATCGTCTTTGTGCCACGGAGTAAAGATGTACCACGTACGCCCGGTCTTGGTTAACTGTGGCTCAAAAGAAGAATGCCACATCCTCTTAACCTTGGGTCTCATAGCCGGACTTAACAACGCTGTAGTAGGATCAACAACATCATCACCAATTAACAAACTACAACGCCCACCAACATTGCTCCCAAGAATACCATAACCACCAACACTAGGACTCTTAGAGATTATAGACCTCTCCACAAAAAGTTCTTGATTACCCCACTTCTTACTCTTGTCCGGGACTAAATTAGGGAACACCGCGTGTAAATATCCATTGGATTCTATATGCTCTTTTATCTCCGCTATTCTCTCCTCTGCCGTAGTTGGAGTGTTACACACTAATCGGATAGTTAGATTAGGGTTTCTACCCAGCTCCCAAAGAATCCTGCCTACGATCTGCGCGGTCTTACCATGACCACGAGGAAGCGCTATAGCTACATGTCTGTGTCTCCTGTCGTTACGATTAAGCATAGATTTATTAAGCAACTCATGGAGCTCCTTATGAAACCACGCCTGCTTAACAAAATCATGACCTCTAGCCTTCCAATCTTCATCGGGATCCAACACAAATTCTATAAATGCATTGACATCCTCACGAGCCCGCTTAATCGTCTCCGCATACCATGCTTGTATTTCCTTCTTAGATCTGCGCCCCTTAGGTAGAAATTTTAAACTAGGTTCCGTTGGATACCACTGATCCACCTTCCCTTCAGTATCTGCCCCCTTACGTTTCTTTTCAAGGTCTTTAGGTACATATACTCTAGCAGGGCGTAGGGTACTCACTTATGCACCTTCCGTCTTCCTGTGGCTAGATCATTTATCTCAGCCTCAGACATATCGTCATAAGGTAATGCAAGCACATCAAACTCTTTACGGGATTCTTTTATAAGCTCCTTACCAAGCTCCCGCAAAGTCACCAAACCCTTAACCGCCTTAGGGTTTATAGAAGGGACCTCCCCCTTCTTCATCTCCTCAACTGTCCCTCTCTGAATAGCTTTATAAGCCTCCAAATAAAACTTACGATCCACCACTGGATCGATTCCAGTAGACACCGGAGATACCTTCTCTCCCGTCTCAGCGGACTCCTCCTCATACTCCTGAACCGTTTCCCGTATAGGGGGATACCCATCATAACCCTCATCAACTATTTTCTTTGCAAATCTAAAGGTTATCTTCAAGGCCTCACTAACACTATTGTAACTACGTTGCGTGTAGTAGGCCTTTACGGCTAACTCATATTCTTTCTCTGTCAAATGTTTCTTAGGCATCACGTACTCTCCACACATCGTAAATACAATGTTAATAACGTGTATTGCAGATCTCTATATCTAAACTGTATCTGATCCCGCACTACCTCTATCTTAGCGCATTTCCTACACAACGGGATACAGGAATATGAGGAGCAATCCGCTATAACCCCCAAAGTACCATCATCATGAAGGGGCTGAGCTTCAACTAGATAAGTCCCACTACACCCCACACAAGGCAGTCTCTGTAGATACCGCTCGTAATACACAGACCTGGATAGAGTAACCGCACGTTTAGCAGGCCTCATCTCCTTATCTCTATAAGATCGTATAGCCGCTATTCTCCCCAGCGCAGCCCCGGCCCTCATGCCCCTCTCTTTGGCGAAGACTTTAAACTCTTTCCACATGTCCATCACACACCCCGCACACGCCGTAGAAATTCCACCAGCAAGTCCTCTTTAACCGGCCCGAAATCCATCTCTAATAAACCCTGATGTACCTTCCCATGACACATCACACATAATGGGACCGTTCTATAATCATCAGTCTTCTCCCCTGTACCTCTTGGTCCGTCATGATGCGCCACCGTATTGCCGTTACCACAAGCGCAACAAGCTTTAGTACGAACAAATGCAAGATATGAGGAGTCCCTAGCCGGACTCCTTAACTTAGAATCAAACGTGACCCACCTGGACTGCGCCGCTAACAACACAGCTAAGGCATCTGAGAACGGTATATCCTCTTCCTCACAAACCCCCTGAATCATACCTAATAGAAACTCCCGTAACTCAGCCTTTACCTTTGCCATTCTGTACCTCTAAATTAGTCCCTAATACAACATCACATAGCTAGGTATACAGATATCAGGATCGCCTCTGCCCGATCTGTTTTCGCCTTCAACCCAAACAAAAGTAGCACTTTCTTCTTTGCTTGTCTCTTTCTCTGCTCCCTCTTTCCAGATATCCCAAATCTAGATTGCCATGAGCTAGGGTAAGGACGCTGTGCGACTACACCAAAAATAATCATAGCCCCAAGAATCAACATACCCGAGGTGACCATAACCCCTTTCATGCTCTGGAAATTACCCCCTCGCTTCTTCCCAGCCTGCACCTTTCCGGGATCCATGTACTGATTCTCTACCCCCACAATCACTTCCTCGTCATCCGGAACGTAATCCTTCAACCTCTCTAAATTCAGCATAACCGAAAATGGATCCCCAATGTCCGCCCGAAACTCCCCAGAGGTAAGAATCTCACAGTTATCCTCCACCGGATAACCTCCATGATATCGGATAACAGAGTATCCAGTATTAACCCCAGGATCCAACCCGATAAAAATCATACTGACCATCTCCACCGCTTAGCTAATTCCATCATTTTAGAATCACCCCTGAGCAAAAGAAATAAGAACCGTGCATGTGGAATTACCAGACTCGCCCCAACAGGATCTCCCTTACTATCAGCCCTGTAAATCCCGTTATCCTTGGCTATCGCAAATCCAAATTCAGGCCACCCATAGAACTCCCCCCACTCAGATCTCTTACGGCTGAGTAAAGTTCTTATGTGGTTCTTCTCATCCAAAGAAACAGCCCCCCATACTTGAATGAACCCAAGAGATATTGGAGGAATACCGTAGAATATTCTCACCTTAATCTCCCCTCCGCCTATCTTTAGCTCACCCACCCAATGAGGTATCCCATCACCATCCCGAAACTTGAGATCCGGAAACAGCTTAGCCACATTCTTCTTAGCGTGGGACATCCACGTATCTCCATCCTTCACAAAATAATAGAAGGTGCAATACGTTATCTCATCACCCAAACGGAAATCCCCCGTCATCACCCACTTATCCCGAGGCCTAGCCAATACTAATCCTCTACCTACAAGATCATCCTTTACATCTGAAAATAACATACTAACCCCTTAATGATTTCATAAGATCTGAAACGTCATCGGCTATTAAAGACCCGTCCTTAAGCCCCGCTATGGATACCTTAATCTCCTCTATGGTCTGTTGTATCATCGCCTCTTCATCAGCACTACCGGAACTCTTAGCTTTGCCCATTTCAATTCGGGTATTCACCAATTGCTTTTGCAAAAACTCTATACATTTCTCCTCTGTTACTTCCTCCGGCTCCGCCTTCTTGGCCTCAAACTTAAGAAGCTTCTCCTTAGTCACAAGAAATGTATCCACCCGATCATTGTACTCCTTCACCGAGGAGTTATCTCCAGCCATCTTACCCGCCTCAAGCAACGATAATATCTCCTGACCTGGAGCGTAGAACTTACCCTTCTCTTCCTCTGTAAGCCCTGCATCCTCTAGCTTCTTGAGCCTACGACTAACAGCACCAGTAGCCTTACCCCGTATCATCGCCTTAGTCCCCTTTGTGCGGTTCTCTTCCTTCCGCTTCTCTATGACCTCACCGGCAGCTTTCACCTTATCCGTAATGACGATAGTAGTTTTAACCTGCCCCTTGGTAAGCTCCCTATACTGATCCTGCTGCACCTCCTCTAACTTCTTATCCAGATCCTCCTCAGACGCAGCAGTATCATTTATCCGATCAATAATGGGCTTGATCTTATCGTATGTCTTTGCATCCAAACAATTAAAATCAAACCCCGATAAAAAATCTGCACAGATATGCGTAAGCATAGACCCAGCGTACCATTTACCAGTGGCCCTACACATCGCCTTAGCACACCAGGTAGCCAATGTGATTATGTCTTTGCTCGGTTCCGGAACAACATAACGGAGCTCCCTAAATATGGTGTCCTTGTCTTTCTTAGCCGCAGGCTTTTCTTTGGGATCAGCAAAGACCTTACTCTCCTCGTATGTCTCAATAGCTTTGACATTAACCACCCCCGCAACGGACACCCTAGCCTTGCCCCCACATCCAGAACAATGCAACAGAATGTTTCCAGAATGCTTCTTCTCATCGAACTGGGAAGCCCCGCAGATATGACAAACTAATGCCGTAGCTATTAAACCCTTCTTATCTGTCTCTTTTTTCTCGCTCATATTTTAACCTCAATATGGGATGTCTGTATCGTTAGCCTTTTGACGAGACAAAGGTTTATCCCTCTTACCCTTCTTCTCTGGCTTGTCTGTTTTATCCTTATCAGTCTTCTTATATCGCTTCTTAAGAATCTGATCGTATTGCTTTCCATACCCGCTATGATCCTTGACCCTAATGGATCTGCCTTCCGCCTCGTTTAAGGTCTCCTTAAACAACAACGTATACGGATCGAAATGGAACCACACATCCCCCTCTCTACCCAAGGGAGATCTACTTTTAGGGATACTCAAAAGAGTAGCGCACAGAGGTTTATCCAACTCCAGCCGCGTAACCCTCTCGTACCCACGAGCCCTGTACAGTGTTATGATATTGTAAGCATCCTGCTCTATTGCAGAGGACCCCTTAAGATCACTAGACCCTGTGTATACCGGACCATCCGCAGCGCTCTTCTTAGCCTTACTGGGGTGCGCTACTAGGAATATGTGAATATCCAAATCCGCACACCAATTAACTAAACTCTTCATGGCGTTGGATATAATACTATGCTCATCTCTCCCGCCTAATCCAGGGAGGAAATAATGGAGATGATCCAACACTAAAATCTTTATCCCGTACTTCTTAACGCCCCATCTAATATACTCATATAAACCATCTAGCTCCATACTCCCATAGATATCAAGCATGTGAAATGGTATTCTATCAAGAGCCTCACATGCAACATAGATATCCTCCTCTGGAACAACAGGAATCCACTTATCGCTCTTGAACTCCACTAAAGGCTGCTCCATATATTGATTCAATACGCGATATCCACTCTGATCTAATCTAAGCTCAAATGATGCAACCCCGCATGGTATCCCATTAGACGCCATATCCAAGGCTAATTGATTGGTGAATAACGATTTACCACTAGCCGTTTGGGATGTAACTACCGTTAATTCCCCAGGTTTAACCGGACCAAATAGCTTATTAAATCTAGGCCAGCTAGTCAGGTACCCAAGCCTATCCGGATTTAACGACTTGACCACAGACGAATATAGATCTTTACCTCGTGTCCACAGATTCTTCTGGACCGGTTGCGCGTCTACAAGCATACCCAAAACCTGATCGGTAGGTACACACTCCTCCTGCATCTGAGCAAGATCCTTATACGCATCTGGAAACGAAACATACTTGCAACGGAATGGACCTAACTTATCCGCTACCTTCTCGGCCGCCTCAATACCAGCCTTATCATTATCCAAGGCTAAATATATCTCGTCAAACCGAACTAGGGCCTCCCTCCAAGAATCATCCCAATTATCAGATCCCGCATTGCTAGACCCCCCAATACTTATAACATTACCCAATCCATACTGGTCCCCCGCAACGGCATCTAACTCAGACTCGGTTATAACCACATGATTAATTCCACTATCCAATAAGTGGATACCATATAACGATGTCACACCGTCTGTCTCTCTGGAATACATTTTATCGGGAGGTAATGACCTGTATTTAACTAACTGCAATTGCCCATCACCAGACAATACAGGGATAGCTATACTCCAGTAAACCCTATCCGAAGTAGGGGATCCACAAGCTACGCACTTTTTATCCTCATTAACCACCCCAAAGAAATCACAATCCTCTTTATCCGCAGTACACTTAGCTCTTGGGATCAGCCCTATGCGCCATCGCCTTAACGTCTCCTCTAGATATCCCCGATCTTTCATCAGGTAATCCCTAGCCTGCTTCCCGAAATCAAAATCATGCCAAAGAAAATGCTCCCCCTTACTGACAATATCTTTAGGGACCTTCATTGTGTGCTGTTTTATGGCCTTCTGTCTGAGCTTACTCCTCCACCTAGCTACCGATGCGCTTTCTTTCTTCTCTTTCCTCTCGAAATCACCATACTTTTGCTTGTAAACAATTAGGTTCCCCCTCCCCTTACACGAGAAACAAAACCCAACACCGGTATCCTTACGCACAGTAAAGTGATGATCCTTAGCTGTACTCTCCTTATCACAATGCGGGCAGGGAGACATTATAACCTCCCTCCCTGCCCGCACTTCCCCTACTGATTCCAATCCCTTGGATTCAAGATACTCTATGGTAGTCATTCTATTTCGTTTGCCTCACCCAATTGATAGAAGGTATCAAAATTCCGCTCTACATATTTGAGATCATCGTAGACAACCTTATTAGTCTCCGTCCGACCCATATGATGATCTGAATAAATCATACCCTTTATCGCAAGAGAGACATCCTCAGCAGAATTCTCCCCCAACAACCGCCTAATAATCCCCCTTCGTTTGGGGCTTAATTTAGTTCTGGATTTATCCTTACCACAGACATCCAGCCATAACCCAAATAACATCTTGATCTCTAATTCCAGCTCCTCCGCGTTTATCGCCTTAGAGTTACCAGGATCCCTAAACCAATGATGCTCGTCAGGTCCAGTGTACTTCTCCTCAGACCACTGCTTAGGCACCCAAGGAACACCCTCAATAACGCGATGCAACTTAAACGAATCATCCCAAGGCAAGAGGGTAACCATGTCCGTCTCTGACCCGCGATATCTCTCTGTGGTGCGAACCATAAACCCTATGCGCTCTAACGCTAACAGACCTTTGGTAAGCCCCTCAGTCCCCATAATTCCCATAGGGTCTACTATCAGATCGAAATCAGACCTAGGAACTCTGGTTTTCTCGGATGCTATAAAGGATCTCAGAATGGCCTGAGATACTGTGGATAAACTATAAAATAAAGGATTTCTATGAATGTCCATACCTACCCCCTAAAATGGTATATCACCACCAAACCCGGCACCACTCCCAGGAACCCCACCAGAACCCCCAGACATACCCGGAATATCACTACTACCAGACGATGCAGATCCCCCCGAAGATGTAGACCCCCCACCCCCACTGGTAGAAGTCTCCTCCTTAACGTACTCTGCGGGAGCCTTCTTAGGGACGTTGCTAAGCTCCGCCCGCTTCTCACTGCTCAGAGGCTTAGCGCCCCCCACCTCTGTTTGCATCACCCCCTCATACTCCCCCTTCTCCTTGAGCTTAACCATAGCCCTAAGCCCAGCCATCTCCGCAAAGATACCTTTAGGATCGTCGGTATCGAAATCCGCGCCCTGTTTAAACCCATCACAAAAATCTCCCAGTCTCCAAAGAGCGTTCTCTGTGATATAGAAATCTTGACGGATACACCGACCCTCAAAAGACCCATTTAAAATCTCCAATTTAAACTGAACATATGGCGTCTTCTTCTTACTAGACACACCCGTAGATACCCCCACAATCTCCATGGGATATACGTCTACCGGAATTGGTTTACTCTTGTGATCATTAGAATTAAATTTCATCTTCTCTCCTATTCGCTTTTTGTAGCCTTAGCTATAATGGTTTTGAGGTCCGCTGGTTCCACATTATCCAGCATAGGATTCCCCTTTAACAATAAATTATTACTACCCTGGAACATGATCTCACGCTTGACCTTGTTCTCTTCCATCCGATTATACATATACCCAACAAGATTGAGCTCAGAAGCAACCCAAACACCCGTGTCCTTACCCATCAATTGCGGCCTAACATATTTCCCTTGTTCTTCAGAAATATACTCCATGTAGTGCGCAATGAAAATAACATGAGCATCTAGGTCCCGAAACTTAGCTACCCAATCGAACAACCTAACGCGCATACTACGCCACCCATCGTAATTCATGGAGGACTCTAAGCCCGCCGATCCCTGTATCTGCTTATAGATAAGTTCCTGAATACCTGTAAGATTATCCAGAACAATCACACCAATCTTATCTATATTAGCCGCTACTTTATTGTAGAAAGATTCGAGATCGGCAATGCTATTTAACCCCTTCTTAGACGTATTGGGATGCACCACCCCACGAGCTTTAGCGTATGTCAAGGCTAAGTTGGTTTGCTTTATCTCAGTAGAACCAACAACAGTTGGTAATCCCGACGACACTGACAGAGTAGATTTACCAACCCCAGGAGGCCCGTAAAGCAGACACTTCAACTTAACATCACCCACTGATTCTTCTATTGGATCAAAAATCAAACTCATATTCGCACCCCAAAATACTCCTCTGCAAACTTAGAGAACCTTTCATTAAACTCAAACGGATATTCACTAGGCTCAACCCGCTTGAAAAATTGATTAATATAATTAGAGTCCCCGTTAAGACACACAGGTCTAAATTCACATTTCTTACATTTGGTGAAATCCCAGCTACGAGTGTATCTCTTTTCGGACTTAGGCCGTCTCTCCCATTCCCTATACTGGGATAAAACCTCTAAGGTATCTTCTAACCACATCCGCATATCGAAATGTGAATGCACTTTTAGAAATTTAAAATGCCATGCATCAGATACACAACGAGATCTCCACTTCTCGTAATCATCCCAAAAGAATACATAATGATCCTTCTGTAAATGCCCCGCATCCTTAAGCACCTTATCAATAACCCGCTGTGTAGTCTCTATCTTAGACAGACTTAAAGCGCCTTTACCACTCCCATCACAGAGCTCACAAATAAACTCCCCCTCTTTCTTGAGCTTACGGACCCCTTTACCCTTACATTTAGTACATTGATTTAAATGAGGCGCTGTAGGGATCTTCTTTCGTGACGCTATATAAACTCCACCAATAGGATCTCCCAAACCCATCGCGTCACACAGTGACGATACTGCACACGCATACCCCACTGATTGGTAATTGGAATCCACTGTGGGTAGATACGCCTCATAAGAATTCTCAGAGGTAGATTTATTCTCCCCAAAGAAAACCCTATTGGTCTCTTTCTTTTTAAGACCAAGATCCATCACCCCAACATACTCAGTAGCAGGCCTCTCGTCACTTAATAGAGGTAGCCATGTAACCATGTACCGATCTCTATAACGAGATATCTTAAGCCTGAAAGGAATTTCAACACCAAAAATGTCATACTCATCTAATATTCTCCTCGCCATGGAGGGATACGTACCCGCCATGGACTCTAGTAGAGGCCTCTCTTTATCCATCCATAACTCTCTAACAGAGTCCTCTATGGTTACCGTCTTCTCCCTCAGCACCTCTTTAGAAATTCTCTCTAAACGGGGCTCAATCTCTTCTCCACATGTCTCTCTACCTGGGATAATTTTAATAACCCCATCTTTGTACAACCAATCATAGGATCTATATCCCTCATAGAATCTCTGTTTGATCGTATGCCAAACTCCGCCCACCCGGAAATTAGTATTCTCCACTTCAGGACGCAGATTTAAAATATTATAAAAATAATAATAACGCTTACATCCCGTCATCACATTCCTGGATGAATTACTAAACACAACCCTACGCATGTAACCCCCTACATTCCACGGGAACCTCAGTAACACTGACAGGAAAAATAACCCCGTCATTAATCGCGGCTATCAAACCCCCGTACCCTAAACTCGTATATAACTCTACAACATCCTCCCTATCACATACATCGCCCTGCAATACAGCCCTCCAAAGAGCCCAATAACGTGCTGCCAACCATAGTGCCTCTTGATTGGAATCAGGACCCGCTAATACCGTTTCCTTCAGATTAACCATAGAATCAGGATCAACCCTACGGTATTTCCTTTCATCCAACACAAAATCGACATCCCACGGAATACCTTCAAAACCATCAACCAACGCCTGAAGATACCTGGTCGGATCCCAAAAAGCCAATACAGATTCGTTGTTCTCATTTAACTCTCTGGTAACAACCACAAGGGGGCTCCACAACCTATCAGGCATAGAGGCCCCGCTAGGGAACTCCAACATCAAAGCACCACCCCCACGAAAGATCAAAGACTCCCGTACAGCTCTCCACTGCCTACCATGAAACCTCATCCCTCAACCCCCTGTAAAAGTAGCTTATGGACCTTCCCACATAGAGGGCATCTAACGCGCATCGTTGCACGACCCTTCACCACACGAACAGAGAGCTCCACTTCACGATCCAATAAACACACCTCAGTCTCCACACCTTTAGTCGGACAATCAAAACTAACAATGCACATCTTAATTTTTGCTTCTAGCATTCTCAATCCCCTCTATTATAATGTCAGCAAGATCCTCCGGAGCCTTAATGGCGTCCAGAATAATCCAGTTATCTAAATCACAAGCGACTAAATGATCATACCTCTGAACCATTGAGTAACAAGGGTCCACCACAACCCCTTTAGCATCCCGGTCCATCCTACCCTTATTCCCTCTTTGCTGTCTTTTACGCAGGTCCGTAGCATCTAGCCTGAGATAGTAATTCAACGAACCTGAAAAGCATGACGATATATAAGGGACAATAACAGGGTATCTATAAAGATTAACCTCCTGGTACGCTACTGTAGACGGCCACAGCCTATCGACAATATGCACCCGGTCAGGATCCAAAGAATAAAAAACCTTTGTGTAGTCTCTGATAAACCACCTAAAATCTGCACCGTCAGGAGGTCCCTCAGTAGGGAAATGTTGATAGCCACAATTCGGATACTTGTCTTGGATAATCTTAGATACTGTAGTTTTCCCTACGCCATTCGGCCCCTCTAATAGAACTATCATTCCCCTCTCCTATTCTTTGTCGCGAATTGTGAAACCGACATACAGCACCTTTCCGGAAGTCTCACTTCCTAACTCTACTGTAATTAAAGCTCCGAAATAGTCCAGAACTTTTTGCAACTTTTTTTCTTCAGACGCTAATACCTAGATAACAATCAGTATTATCTGACACTATCTCTAAATTGGACTCCCCAGCTATCGCCCTAAACGCCGATACACCAGCAGAATACGGATACAGAATACTTGTAAAAGGCCAATCGATCCCCCATAGAAGCTTATTCGCCACACCGGATCCCATAACCTTAAGGAAAGAACGCTGATATTCGGATCTCCTAGATACCATGTGCTCATGAAACGACAGCCCACTAAATGCAAACTCATGCTCTAGAAGAACACGCTCCACATCCAACCACATACCCCTCTGCTTAAGAAAAGAATAACTCCCTCCAGAATGGGCTAGACAAACATGTAACTTAGGGAAATCAAAAAGAACATCATGCCACTCATTCACATCTGTTCTCATACCATCAGGCCCCGATAAACCCCCACCAGAGGTATGAGACATCATGGGAATACCTAGAGATGCGCAGAACGCATAGATCCGATATAGAGTCTTACTATACCAGAACGATCTGCGATGATCATTAACCTTCCACCCCAATTTTGGATAGACCTTAACCCCAATAAAGGGAGTATCAGGACCCGTTAAAAACTTCTCCATCAACTCAAGAACATTCGCACGCCTTGGATCCACACCTAAGAACAGCCTTATCTGTGGTTTGTTTGGATCCTGACCTTTCAAGGCCTCTACATAGGCCTCTAATATAGCCTCATAAGGTAATGCCCCTGTACCATAGTAGTCTGGTGTATCCAGAGGATTAAGGTCTATCACATGAGCCACCCCTGAACTAACCCCACTCTTCTCCATATTGTCCTGATAGCGCCTTATCTGATAAGCTAAATCACTGGTAAAAATCTTATAGGCCTCGTAAAGCCTGTAGTTTTTCCCGACTAACCTAAGACCCCCCTCTAACAGCCGCACATATGCAGGCTTTATCTTTTTAGTGACAGCATACACAAACGCCCTGGGGATCTCAGATCTCCCTACATAAAAATCATCCGGAGTGAACTCAAACGGTTGTAAATGCGAGTGGAGATCACGTAGGATTGCCATCTTCTAACCCCTGCTGTTTTTGCCTAAGCTGCTCTATAGAGGCCTTCTGCTCCTCTACCCATCTATTCATCTCCCCCTGCGCAATTTTCCTAACCTCTTTTTCCTTAGCATCCATCCACGCATTGACCGCCTCTATGATCTTACGTGCTCCCGATAAACCCACATCAAGATCCTCTAGGATAGTCTCCACAGACTCCAAGGTTACTACCCTGGATTTGACTACCCTACGCTCAAAATCAAGGGCCATTCGTTGCGACTGAACCACAGAAGCCAATTGCCCTAACTGACCCAACATACGGTTATAGACTTCCTCCTTCACCTCTATGACATCCGATTTCTTTTCAGCCTCTTCAGGTTTATTATTCTCTTCACTCATTAAAGTTTCCTTTCGTGGGATTTCATTCTCTGCATCCTGTGTAGAATCATCAGATGGTTCTAACTCCGCATCAGCACAAGCCATCTCACAATTGTTATAATGGTTTCTGGAGCACTCGTAGTTCCAGCACCCTACGTCGTTAGGTCCGTGCCCTATTCCCATAGTCACTTACCACCCTTTCGCGGGACGCCTGCACTACAGAAAGTAACCCCTCTTCCCGCCCATCTAATCTCACATGGCATCCCCTTTTTTATACAGGCATCACACTTCACCTTAATCTGATTCCCTTTTAATTGCCCATTCTGCTCACGCAACCGAGCGATCTCGGCGTCTTTTTCTTGGTTATCCTGATCCATCCTCATTGCGTGATTATTACTCGTTGTCAACTCGTCCTTCAACTCCTCAATCTTCGCCCGCAGTGCATCCACATGTGTCTGTAGCCCATTACGCTCGCCGGTCAGTTCTGCAATGTCACCGTTGGCCAAGCGTAACGCCTCCTCAAGTGCATCCTCTATCGGGCGGTCATTCCATGTAAACACTGACTCGCTATATTGGCATATTCCGCACGTAACGATATCAGTCAACGACTCATTAAAAACGCTGCAATTACGGCACTTAGGACACGGCTTCAGAGTTTCGTATTTCTTCTCTCCGCTCATGACATCTATCCTTTCTTCGCTTCTAAATAGTCGTCAAGCATTATAAACTCTCCGTCTATCTGCACCTCAACGTCAACCGGAGTCTCAATATCCGGTAACAAATTCTTAGCTGCCTTCTCCATAGAATCTTTCAATGCCTTGGAAGCGCCTACTAAATAACTCATCTCGGACTCTATAATAATCTCATCGTGGATCAAAGAAACTAATCGAGTATCCCCCAATTCCGGGAGCTCCCTTACCAAATATGCTACGGCCATCTTGAGCATATCAGCACCAGTACCCTGAATAGCCCCATTCAATGCATTGGTATACTCCTCCTCGGGGTACCAAACCTGACGCCCAAACATGGTGTAAACCATCTTCCCCCCATGATCCCGTAACTCTCCTGAGGTCGCATAATGCCACCTCTTGATCTCAGGATAGGCTGTGAAGAAAGATGCCCTGTGGGATTCCGCCTCTTCCAAAGTAAGATCTACTCCGTAATCATCCCGCAAAGATTCCCACAGTCTATACGCCCCCATCCCGTAGATAAGACCGTAATTCAAACCCTTGGCAAGCTGCCTCTGCTCCTTTGTAATCTCGCTTATATCAACCCCTAAAACCCTGGAGGCGGTTAACTTATGAGTATCCACGCCCCCATTGAATGCGTCTATAAGAGATTGAACCCCGTTATACGCGGCACAGATCCTAAGCTCAATAGCGGGATAGTCTGCCCTAATAAGTAGCTTGGTGGGATCGTAGAAATTATTCTTAATCCTTCTGGGGATATTCTGAACGGTAGGCTTAGAGGTCGCCATACGTCCCGCAGGGGCTCCAATCAACTTCCATTGTGGGTATAAAACCGAACTCTTATATTTCTTCAGGTTACGATACACCTGAGATTCCTTCTTACAGTTTATCAGCAACTTAACCCCCTCGTGATTAGTGTCTGAATAGAACTGCTTTAGGTACTTCTCCTGTGTATTCTCCACATCTGCCCCGTCTAATCGTAAGGCCTTCTTAACCTGATCATTACTTCGTATCTTCGTCACAGCAGGATATCTATGCTGGAACGCCTCATTAGCCACCAGCTCTTTCTTATGCGATTCTGTGATCTGCTCACATACATAATCATAGTTAATCGGAACACCATTAACTATCATCTTGCAAAGAGCCTCCCTAAGTACCGCCATCTCCAACCAGAAAACCCTATTATCGAGATCTAACCAAGGATCGTCATAACCGGAAACCGTCCAGCTATTGAGCAAATAAACCTGACGCTTAACCAACTCAGGTAGATACTCAACATCTCTATGCGCATACTGGAGCTGTTCATAAGACCATTGCTGGGCCGCCCAATTAGATACTTGCATATCCTTATCCATCTGAATATCTAGGTGCTTAGCTACCACATCCCTTAGAGATTTCCCGATCAAGACGCTCCGTCTATGCGGCCTCTCCTCTGTGGCGTTCTCAATCATGACCTCAGCCCACATAGTGTCATAAATGCGCTCAGGTAGTAACCCCGTCTTCGCGTAAACAGTGGTCACATCAAACCCTAGGTTATGTCCGATTATCAGATTACCCGAATACAAAGCCTTAAAGAAATCAATCAACTCACCCTCAGTAGCGCCCCTCGCAGACAACAACCGGATCTGATCCCCATCATTCAGCTGCACCAACTCTATAGTATTCTTGTTGGGATCTAATGCCCCGTCCTTACCCGGCCCAGAAGTCTCTGTATCCAAGTAATAGATCTTACCTGACTCCGGTTTAAACTCCCGTAAGTACTTTACATCCCATTGGTCTAAGGAAATATCATCGAACAATCCCCGCTGCTCTACTGTAGCCTCCCCCAAACTCACGGAATCCCCAGGAACGGCAAGATATGTTTTAGCCTCCGATCCAAACTGAGCGATAGAAGGGAACCTAGGAGCGTTATGAATAAGCTCATCCAACAGATAAAGGGGCGCTGGTACCGCAACTCCACTAGACGCAACCCACAGAAACCTCTCCAAAAGCATCTCAGAGATCTTCCTGTTGTTTATGCTGGGACAATACGGCTTTACCTGCCACAAAGACACCTGATTCCGCTTAGGATCTTTCTTCTCATCCCAATCAGAATAGTACAGCGTATCCGTATGATCCGAGTAAAAACACTTAAAATCTGAAAGATAACCCCAAACCGTCTTCACCAAATCAAGGGTATCAACCCCCTCCACGCACACTATAATTTTTCCACTATCACTCATTTCTAGTTCCTCTTTCCGAAGCTCACAAGCCGCTTCTCTAACTTTAGGACGCCACACTATAGCGCGTTCATCCGCAATTTCTAATCTAGATTCCACTAACTGATCCGTCTTGATTTTCCTCAACCTAGCAGGCCTATTAGGCTTAGCAATATTACGAGCCCCTACCAGGTGATCCGCATTATCCGCGTCACTCTCCAAGACCGGAAAACCACCCGGAGACATCCGATACTTACCATCCCTACACACAAACCCTAGCACCACATGACTAGCCGCCCTATAAACATTCTCCCACAGATAAGAACAGCTCACTCCGCCCCGTTTATACTCATCAACCCAAGAGGTCTTCTCAGACCGAATCTTAAACCCTAGATTCACAAACCGGGGAACGTCCACAATAACAACAACTCTACCCGGTATGAGCTCATCCATAACCTCACGTATTGCTTTAGATTCGCGCTTTCTACGCAGATCATCAGGTAACTCTTTCCAGTACTGATCACCAAACTCTACCACCCAATTATCCCTGTAGTACTCGGAAACAACCACCCTTTCAGCCCGCTTAGAGCACCGAATAACTACAACCCCTTTATCAGGAACACCCACCCCACCAACATCAAACGCCTTCCGTAAGTTTGTTCCCTTACCCGTGGCAAAGGTTATCTTACCAGAGTTCCAAAATGAGGTTTCAATACGGTCATGAGAGGCGACCATAAGATCTCCCTTGTGAACATGGCGAGATCTACACCTAAACACATCTCTATCAAAGCGTTCTATTTCTTCCAAAACATCAGGAACATAATAACCACACTCACCAAAAGACGAATCGGTTACGCCCTCTAAAATCCTATACGCCCACCGATTAACTAATCTGTAATCGCTAACTGTCCGAGTAGCCACTAACCAATCAGCGAGAGACCACGAACCAAATTCACCCCATTTCCACTGCAATTCCCTTAAATAATCGCCGTTTAATTCCGGTTCCTCATCTCGCCTTAACCACACTCTCCACGCCCCATCATCACCCTGATACAACCAGAAATTGTTATTTGATTTCAGAAACCAAACGGACTCATCGCCACTTATTGCACTTCCATTAACCCATTCCCACCCAAGAAGAAACAACCCCAATTGTATTTTATCATTGACATTTACGAACTTTGATTTAAATATATCCATATGTTTAGTTGGTTTGACCGTAGGGGTTATTGGGAAATTTTTCCTGCGGTCAATCTTTCTTCTTTCCAATATAGCCCCCCAATCCAAAAACGCAAAAGAAAAATTTTCTCTATCAATATTTCAGTACTCTCTTACTAGATCTAAATACCAGGATCTGAGTACTAAGAGATCTTAAGATCCCCTATTAAGATCTTATAGAGTATATAGATAGTGTAAAAGTTTTGGGAGTCTTCTTCTTTGGAAAATAAAATATCTTGACTTTGATTTTCCTACTCCTATATTTATCTTAGGAATGATTTTTAGAAAGGATTAATTATGCCTACTTCTTACGGAATTAATATTACAAGCGATCAGCAACGAAAAGTTGGGATCAGAAAAGCCAATCTCAAATATGGAGATGATCCGAAGGTAACCAATACTTCCATAATGGAGGGCTTATGCAATGCCCATTTGGACTCAATCACTAAACAGATGATTGAAGACCAGGCTGAGGAATGGGGTTTTTGGACAAAAGTAGAGAAGCACTTTCTTAAACTTAAATTTGAAAGTAAAACACAAGAGAAGCTAGAGAGATTCGCTATAGAGATTAAGCACACGTTAGAAATCAAACAACGGGTGACCCCCTCTCTCATTCTCCGCGTCCTTATAGATAACTTCCTTTAAACCTATCTCGGATAAATAACTTTCACAGTTTAAAATTATTTTCCTTTTTTCTCTTGACAACAAAACGGAGGGGAGTATAACTATAGGTAGTGAGGCGTTAATCTTCATACCCCTTGCCGAGAGGTAGAAAGAGAGCACAGTATGTCAGTCACCGTAATTATCTTCATCGTGCTTGCTACATTAAGAGTATCTGGCAGCATCCATTGGCCATGGCCCGTGGTTGTTATTCCGCTTTTCATTGGCGCGTTATGGAGGCATGCGCATCCAATCATTTCTAGAAAAATCGCGTTTTGGCGGAGCAAGAGATGTTGGAAAATACGGGAGGCGCGCTATAGAAAAAGCGATCTCTATAAGATTTCACAGCGAATGGAGGCGGAAAAGGAATCCGACGCCATCCCCAACACCCGAGACTAGCCCAAGCCCACCCCATGGAGGCGATCACGTTCAAATCCATGGGACCGCCGCAATAAAGCGGAAACAATCAAAGGAGCTCAATATGCTTTTTGGAATTATCAACGAGACCTACGCAAAAGAAACCCACAAACTTCGTAGAAACAGAAATGGAGATCTCAATCTTGAATCCGTATCTTTCTTCAGTGGGGCTGTCATCTCTACTCACAAAGACGGATACGAAGCTAGAGCAGCTCACTCAAAACTGCTCAAGGAAAACCCTCCAAAAGGTTTCGTCACTATCTGGACCTCTGACGGCGAAGGTGAAGACTTCACCAGACGCATTAACCCTGCCTAGGATTCAGACAACGTATCCAAGACTGAAGGAGAGACCAATGAATATCTTCCTCATTATCCTAATCGTATTTCTAAGCGCCTGTACATCTAACCCTGTAGAGGAATCCCCTCATCTCGAAACTATTGACGGAGATATAAGAGCGGTTATCTCAGGTGAAGATCTCTCCATCTATCTCCAAGAGCCGGGAAATCTCATACGACCTGCTTGGGATCGTGAGACTCATTTGAAATACAATCTCTGTGTCCAGAGAATCAATGGGGGATTCTTCGGTCAACATGCGGCAATGGGGATCCCCTCATGGTGTATCAGGTCGGTATCTGTGCAGCTTCCAAAAACTGATAGACAAATCATCATCAGAGGATACTCTACAGGTCCCGCTCATCAGGTATTCATGTCTCTTTCAAAAGAAGACACAGAGGTACATCAGGGAACAATGGATGATCCCCTTAATATTATCCATAACGGATATTGTGGTTTCACACTGCACGGATCCCCCGGAGAAGAGATCGTTATTGACTCTGCTGTACGGGATTCTAATGACACCTCAAGAGTTGCCGTACGTCATCTGAATGTATCTATCGGAACATGGGAATATAAACTCAGCACAGAATCCAACGTATGGGGTGCCTGGGCGCGTTTCACCCCTTATGTGAGGATTCCCATGCCTCCCCTCTCTAATGTTGTCTCTGTGCTCTACAGGGATGAACTGGGGCAGGTTTTCGGCCCCTACTCCTCAGTCTTCAGATACTAACCTTGCAGTCTTGCCGGTGAGATCTTCCCACCGTTTAACGATCACATCTACATAAGCCGGGGATATTTCCATAACCAGGGCCTTACGTCCCGTCTGCTCACACGCTATTAAACTACTCCCAAGGCCTCCAAAAGAATCATAGACCACCCCACCTTCAGGAGACCCGTTATCAATAAGCGATCCTAAAAGATCTGTGGGTTTATCCTCAGGGGCTCCAGGGTGATCAAACTCTAGGACATCTTTAGAGAAGGATCCGTAATACTTGTGCTTCCCCTTCCACCCGTAAAAGATCAATTCTGTTCTAGGGCTGTAGTCTAATCCTGGACTATGGTGGTTATGCACCCATGCTAAATGCTGTGAAAAGTGCCACCCCATATTCTCAAACACATCGAGAACTGTGCGTAATCGTTTACCGTGAGCAAAACAGTATACCGTGTTGTACTTGGACAAGGGGATTCCTTTAAAGGCACTCACGCACAGTTGTTGAACCTCAGCATCCGAAACTCCCTCAACAGGTTTTGTAGGAGGATCTGTTACCAGCATATCCACAATAGCCCCATTTAATAACGCTGTAATATCTTTTTGATCAGAAGCATCCCCGCACATTACCCTGTGGTGTCCCAACAGATACACGTCACCACGCTTAGCGTTAGGGATAGTGGGGATCTCAGGGACGGGACTCTTCTCTTCTACAGGAGGTATGTTAGGTGGATGAAGACCCCCTAAATCTAGAGTAATATCCAACCCCTCCAACCAATCAGAATCGATACCAAGGGCTGATACATCCAAATCTATTTCAGGAAGATTCAAATCCTCTAACTCCTTCTCTAAAAGTTTAGTATCCCATGGAGCTTCCGCACTTCGGTTATCAGATAAACGCGCCAATCTAACCTGTTCAGGAGTCAAATCCTCTCTCACAACTACAGGGAAGGTTTTTAACTTAAGCCTCTTAGCCGCCTTCAATCGCCCATGCCCCTTAATGATCACCCCATCCCCATCCACAACAATAGGTTGATCCACTTTAAACTCCGCTATACTAGCCGCTATTCTACCCACCTCATGGGTTTTAGCATTCAAATAGTAAGGCTTAATATCCTTAAGCTTCCATTCTTCAATTTTTAAAACTGTGTCTGTACCCATTTCTTTGTGTGCATCCATTTTAGACCTCTCACATTTAACGCCTCCTGTATCACGTTCCGGACATCTGGAGGTAAAAAATTACCAATAATCAACCACGGCATCACCCTCTGATAACTTAATCCCATAGACCGAACAAGGGTAGAGGGTTTGATACCCCGCTTACTAGACTCCCTATAAATCCGATTAGCCAAATCTAAATCAGGCCTAGAGAACTGAGGACTCATATTCACCAACTCTCGCAATACGGGAGCTGTCAGATAATAACCGGAAGCCATAACCACATCTTGCAATACTATCTCCTCCTTAGGGATCCCAAAAGGAAATGCGTTTACCGGGATTCTATAGAGCACCGTCATACAACCCGCATATAACGCATCCGATAGTAGGTTGGATTTCTGAAGTTCCCTAAACCGCTCTAAGATAACATCACTAGCATCTACGGCCCATTGTAACCAGTTCTCTTGTGTGTTCTCTTTTGGATAGGGAGCTCTTGATTGAAGAAGAACGCCACTCATCAGATCACCAATTCAACTTTAAAAAGTCGCGTAATAATCCCAGATCCTCACACATTCTCTCGTTAAGGAATTGGTCTTTCTCTTTGGTATCCAACACCCAAATAAAAGATCTCAAACCCCCCAGGTGAGAGCCGTACTCCAGCAATTCGTTAGCTATGGGATCCTCACTCTCTTTCATTGCTCTGATAAACGCTAATCTAGCCTCATGGTATTCTTCCGCATCTAACTTAGGCAACCAGTCCTCGACCCAAATAGAATTGCTGCACGCCACTTCTCCTAACCTCATCATAGATAACGCGACCAATCCGCCATACGTTAAGACCCCTGTAACAACCCCCCGACTAAGAGACGCCATAACAGGATGTCCCTCTACCTGCTTCTTAAGTTTCCTTGGGATCCCCTCCAATCGCTTCAATTTAAAGGGCTGTTTGTACTCTCGTTCTAGAGGTGACGGCAATCGAACACTAGATCGCGCATTCATACAGGGCTTTAGCGGGAATGTTTCAGAGATTGACGGGCACCAAGTTTCTTTTAATTTATCTCCCAATTCCTTTTTCTCACCTACACCCCAGCTAGATGCAACCAAATTACCAAATTGTTGTAGCGTTAAAACACATTCACAATCCCCCAAGTAACCCACAGGATATAACCTATTTATCTGATCAATGGTGAATGAGTGATCTGACATTAATTCTTTAGTCTTCTCACCCAGATACGCAATCCACGACAAGTATGCTTCCATAAGTGGAGATGGATCATCTGTAGGTGTGTATACTCCAATCCCTTCCGGAAGTGAGGGGATCATCTCTGTGCTAAGACAGAACGGTGCTACATAGAACATCAATCTAGTACTGATATCTTCTAGTCGAATCGTTATCTTCTCGTCAGTTATACCCCCTAGATGATCTGACGAAATCGCACCGGATCCCAAACGCGCTTTTAAATCTCTTGGATAATCTACTGTAACTCTCATCTGTACCTGACTCCCTTTAGTCCAATAACTTTTTCTTGGTTAGTTTTTTCTCTACCTTAGGATGCTCCCTTTTTAACTCTTCTCGATCCTTTATTACCCCGTTAAGAATCCGAGATATAATCAGCAGTAACTCTTTAGTTCCTCCTGTAAATCTCCCAGAAACAAAACCAATAATAATCACTACTGCATAAAGAATAATATCAATTAAACCCATTACTAGTCCTCCATTTCTATTCCCTTGTACTCAAGGTATGCTATCGTTCCGTTCACTATCGCTTCATCAAATAAATCTCTATATTGTATTAAGGCCTTCTCATCTTCAGAGTTATCTATGAAACCAGCCTCTACTATAAGAGCGACATCCCTAATAGTGTAGAGCATTTTCCAGGCTCTCTCATTGGGATGTAATGCTTTAATCCCCCGATTAGGACCCCCAAAAAGCGGTTGAACATACTCTAGCATACACTCAGCCGCTATCTTACCATTAGGGGAATCATGCCAGTACAGAACCTCAGTACCCCTAGCCCGCGTATTAAAGGCGTTAAGATGTCCCATAGTTACCAGGTCATAAGGGGCTATAGTAGCACTTCTATGATTGACTATATCCCGCATCGCCCCCCACTCATATCTCCCATCACGTTGATAGATGTCTACCACCACTCCCTTTTTCTGTAGATGCTTAGCTACCTCAGGTAAAACAGGTCCGTAATACTCCCATTCACTCATACCTGTAGCAGGAGATTGCGCCCCTCCGTCCCCTTTACTATGGCCTCTTAAAAATCCGGCCCTACCATTGTTCTCGTCTATTAATGATGGATATTCTGTCAAGTAAGGTATTGGCATCTTTAGCCCTCCTCACTTTAATGTTGCACAAATTACGTCAAGAAACCATACAAAATTAACCAGGTAATTGTCTGGTGATCCGTTTTGGTCGAACTTTATAAAGAACATCATTCGCGTCATTAAACACAACCTCAATCCAATATGAAGTATTTGAAGCCATGCTTTCAGGACCTAAGACTACAGATTCCGATCCTCTAGCTGTTATAGAAGATGTCAGTCTAGCAACCTGCGTTCGTGATCCTCCATCCGCCATTTTATAAATGTACAAATCCATTGATGATGAGCTATTAGGATTCCATTCCACCTCCACAGAGGATAACGCATCCGAATCCTTTAGGTAATCTAGAGGAAAAAATAGGCTCTGAGATACCGCACCACTGGTAACATATCCTGCGTTATTGAAGGCTAGATTAGCTCCTGGATCACAGGAGCCTAGTAACGCCGATATTTGTCTATTTTCAATATTCTCGGCTGAGTTGAAATATAACCGCCCCTTAAGGTACGCGGCATCAAACCTATTAGAGACAGATCCCAAATCCGGATTAAATCCGGCTTTTGGTATTAGATTACCTGTAATTCTAGAGTCACCTGTTACATCAATTCTTCTCGCTACGGCTTCCACTAATTCCGTAAGGAAGGCATATAGATTTTGTGAACCCCCGATGGATATTGTATCACCATCATAAGTACCATTCACAAGAGTAGTGCCTATTTTCTTTATTCCGGCAGGGCTCGAAGTTCCCGTCCCTGTAGCCGCTAGTGCGTCCAATAGATCATTCCATCTAACCCCACCGTTAGCGGCCCCTAATGTAGAAGCATCGGCCCACGTACTAGTTGTTGGATCATGAGAAATAGCAGTTGCGGGATGTCCTCCCGTATTTACATGGGTATTTAAGTCACTAAGGATACTTGATATTTGAGTATACACAGCTTCAGAAGTTAAAGAGTACGGAGATCCCGCTACAGCTTGTGAGCCAATACATTCTGACCCTTTTGCGGATGCGAGATCCGCTATGATATTATTAAGAAAGGATCCCACTGTACCATCGTAACTTCCGCCTCCCCCCGGATCCGATAAAGGATCCGTGAACCAGTTAGGGGCACTTGCTACCGCAGAAATTAAATCAGCCCCGTCTACAGTTTGAGCTCTGCTATTTCCTAGGTCTAACACTATTTTCGAGATAGCCGCCTCTACATTGTTCGAAGTAGCGGATAGGTGTTTTCCAATCTGCCACAGGAAAGTCGCCTCAGTATCAGTACCCCCCAACCCAATAAGAGATGCCCCACTACTTCCCGTAACAGAGGAAAAGATAGCCTCTATGCGTCCCATTAAATATACCAATGTATCATTTGGATTACCAAAAACTTGCTGAGTTCCGCTGATGGTTTCCCTCATATAGTCTTCTCTACGTGTCACATCCAAATCGGCAAGGTCAATATTACCACTCCCAGACTCAAACCAAATATCTGCTAACAATAACGCAGTAGTTAAGGTACCTGCTTTAGCAAGCGTGTCTTTATCTGCAATAAGTCCTTTTGTTCCATTATTAATCTGAAACTCGTAGGATTCTGTTTCCTTAAAATAAACGGGAACACCCCCACCCTCAGGGGTTCTTTGATCCGAATACTCTCTTTTAAACTTAATGTAAAAGGACACCCATCGTCCTTCTCCAGCAACTAAATCAGAATATGTGGGGTCCCCGCTAGTAGTCTGATTGCAAGGTACCGTCTGTACAGAGTCCACTCTAACCCGGGCTCCATCGTCTTTGATTCTACCGGATCCAGTACTCACATCTACCGAAGAGGATACAGGACTTGTTGGGCTAACATTCAACCCGGTCAGAACGCCAACTTCCCCTAATTCAAGAGATAAGTTTCTTTCTGCATTCTCAGCATATGTAAAGGGAGTATTAAGATCGCCCTCGGCAACCAACATACCATCAAAATAATTAACTCTATTCATACTATTCTCCTAGTGAACGATAGTATTTGTCCCAAGAACACTATACCCTAGTTGCCAATGATTGGGAACAAAAGGCGCTTCCGGTTGCCTTAAATCATAGTGTATGTGATCGGGCTTCATAACTTCGATAACCCGTTTAACCTGCCATAACTCGTCTTCTGTGAGGTCCCGATCTACCTCTACTATAATAGTAAATTTATCTCGTCTATCGGAGGAGTTAAGCACAGTCGATGTGCCTAAAATAGATCGGATTGAATCACCGAGCAACCAGCCCAAACCCCACGCAGACGTTATAGATACAGTTGTGAATCCAAAGAAAAATTTAAGTGCCGCTTCTATCCCAGGATTAGTTGCACGTATTCGCAAGAGATCAACCAGGATAGCGGATAACTGCCGTTTCTTGGTTACATCAATAGGCATAAAATCAAACGGGGATCCATGACTACTTAAGAAGGCCTCTATAAACCAATCCGGTGCATTATCTAAATTGAAGATTCCAGTATACTCATCCATATCCGCAAGTAATTGATCCTCAACCTCCTGAAGAACCCGCATAAATTTAAGCAAAGTGGACCCATACGATTGATCCTCCTGCCTATTATATAGGGGTTGCATTCTGAATAAATCAAACTGTCTTCTAGTGGGGGTTTGGGGAGAGAATCCTCTATATGTTACCGAATCGTGATCAGAACTGACCAAATTACCAGACGCATCGTAGACATTAAATACAGTGAGAATATACGGCCCCTGCGGTGTCATATCTGTGTCTAAAACTAAATCATATGTGTTATCAGATATTTTAGTCACAGACTCTACAGTAGGTATCCATGTAGGTCTTATCTCATACGCCACAATAAACGGATCTATTGTGATCACGTAATTACCCGCAACTAGCGCAGAATCTCCCATCACTAAACCAAAATCTATCAATCTAAGAGTCTCTATAGAATTGAGTAGCTCAAGAGAAACTGTCTGGAACTCCACAACGCCAGACGCGAACGTAGCTTTAGTTGAGATTGAATACGTTCCCTCAGGGGTTCCAAAAGGTAATCGGGCGTATTGGATCCCTGACTCAAGTTTGAGTATCGCTTGGGCTCCTCTATTAATCACCTCAATAGTGCCTGTAGGATCCGCGTTGCGTATATACAAACGGTTATTATAGGCAATAGCAGAGGCGCCGATGGAGGCTAATACAGAGTTCAAATCAGAGGCCACAGCAACCGCAGTGGTTCCTGATAGTGCGGGTATTGCTATCAAGTGCTCCGCACCATTAATGATTAACCCCAGAATAGTCCCCTCTGCTAACGTATACGGCTCTGTAATAGTAGACCTTAAGTAAGGGTACGCTAAGGGGCTGAGCACCCAGGAACTTAACGAGGAATCATAGGCGAGAGACTCGCCCCCCCAGGGGAAGGTTGCTATCACGGAAGTAGCATCTGGATCAATAACACTCTGAGCATAGACAATTCTAATTGTGGATCTATGTGTAGCGGTTGCCGAATAAACCTCAGGAGCAGTTTCATCCGCTATTACATACAGATATGAATCGCTAATAGAAAAGCCATCCCAAGTATCTATTTCTATGTCTATATTGACATTGGATAAAGACTCCCACGATACTCCTGACAAAATAACTCGAACCCATGAATCCTGATACGTCCCGCTTATAGACCCCGAAAACGGGGCTTGAATAACTCCGTCAACAATTGCCGGAAGTGTATTAGCCGTGACTTGAAGGGTATCTAATTTAAACCCTATACCTGTAGGGTTCCATAAATCAAATTGGATAGAGTTGGAGGAACTTACACCCGTTTCATTTGGTTCAGGAATTCTATTACATATCACAGGAATTGAAGATGTCTGATCCCCTACTGAATCCAAATTGACATAAGGAGCTAAATACTCTGTCATTGTAGTAGCAGACCTTTCAAGTCATTATATAATTGCATCTTATCCCCAGTACTAAGGAGCCTTCTGTAATTGTGACACAGTTCAATATTCCCACCATATCGCGTAGGATCCCCACTGATAGACCCGAATAAAATAGAACTCATGGCAATGTCAGAAACCGTTCCAGCTTGACTTATGATCCCTAAAGTGTGATTCGCCCCATTCACTGTAACTACCCAATCGGAGGTGGGATCACCCCCTTTATACTCCACGGATACGATATACGTGTCATCTGCCGTTGGGAAACATGTTAAAGCAGTCTCCAATGATATATAATTAGAGCCGTCTTGATTAATGTTCAAACGGAGTTTCCCCGCTCCTACAGCGTATCTCAGACCTTTCACAGATGTGGATGTAGAGTTGCCCCAGAAACCTTGTTGAAAGCCCCCAGGCGCAGATGGGGTTATAGCTAAGACAGTCGAAAATCTCCTACCTATTTGGAAGAACTCTCCAGATACCGATTCCAAAGGGGTATTAACATTATCAGTACTGGAGCTCTCGAACCTAAAACTACCGCCGATCAGACCGGCATCTGCTAATTGATCTGTGTTTTGGGTTGCTGTACCTGTAAGCCCATTAAGAGTATCTGTAACATCTGCATTTATTGCGTTATCATTACACGGATACGAAGCTATGCATCCTCTGGTTAGAGCATCCATAGATGCGGGGAAGATATCTAGGCGTTTATATTCTGGGCTGTTGTTATAGATGTCAGATGCATCCGTAACATCTGCAACATCGTCCCCTATTAGTAACTGATCTACAACCCCAGAATAACCATCGGTAAGAAATCCACTTAAATCCTTAAGTAAACTGAAATCACCTCTATAAGTGTAATCCACGCTAACATCATCATTAGTGTAACTCCCGTTCTCCACCCCATTAAGGAAAGCCTTAATACCCGCAACCCCAGAGCCACTATCTAAGGTGCATAATAGATGGTTCCATACCCCTGCGGTATAGATATTTGTCGTTTTCCACAGCGCTCGTGCCGCCATCACTTCGGCATAGGAAAGACCGTCACCACCATTGAATAACGCCGTAGCCATAGAAAGAGTTGGGGTTGTGTCATAAAAAGAAACTTCATCCATACGAGATGTGAACCCGCTATGGGGTGCTGTATCTCCGAATATCACAGGATTAGTCGTTGCTATAGATGTCATAATGCTTCCGGTTTGTGTTCCTGTGGTCTTTATAGTGTCTATGAAAACAAATGTACCTCCACCCGAATTAGTGGTGTCTTGACCTAGTAAGGCGTGATGCCAGCCGGGGGAGATCCCAGACGCTATAACTGTCCTATATTGTGTGACACTTTGTCTTACCCTAAATATTAATTGAGATGCCCCGTTAAGATATGCGTAAAAACCTGGATATGCAGCTGCCGGAACATTGCCAATAAGTCCTTTAATCCCCGATGTTCCAGGGTTATAAAACCAGAAACCAAAACACCACTCTTTATCGTGGGCTAAAGTGTCTCCCGGCGTTGTTTCGAATTGACAGCTAAAATTATCAGTGGAGCTCCCCGAGAAATTAAAGCATGATCCTACTTTACCTGACGCATCATGGAGTAGGTTTGTATTTTTATTTGCTGTAGCTGTAAAATTACCGGTAGCGTCTACGACATCCGTAGTTGCTGTATTGTCTTCGAGAGAAAAATACGCTTTTAGATTCTGGGACAATACAGATCCGATTCTAAATCCTGTCTCAATAGTTCCATCGGATTTTTTCTCAATAAAAAAACCTTTACCATCGTCATTGACCGATGACGCTATAATCTCGTCGCTTACAGCGTTTGGTTTAAACCATAAGGATAAGTACCAATCATTCAACGGAGAAATTAACTCTCCGATTAAATCATCGAAGAATATAGATTGAGAACCGTCAACTAGAAATGCTAACCCAAATTTACCGTTTGCGCTTATTGCAGATGTGTTAACTGAGGCCACACCATCTCTATAATTCTCATTACTATCTTTAACTACAGTCGACGCATCGTTATCGTCTAATTGATAGGCGAACGAAACAGGCAAAGGGAAATCGGATGTTTCAGTAATGTCAATAAGGGTTAGTCCGAATGAAAGATCCTTAGTTCCGGATAGCATTCTAACAGGAATAACGCTATCCTTTACAGTAACTTCCCTAGAATCTGTAAAGTCCCGGTTATAGAATAACACCCCGTCAATAAAGACCCTCAAACGCCACACCAAATTAAGAGGTAGAGGAGCGCTTTTAGATCCCCCAATGGCCTGATATGTTATCTCATTGAGAGATGTAAAATCTACACTCTGAGATACCGTATAGAAGTCCCCTGATACCCACCCAAACTTCTCCTCATACGTTACAGAATCTATTACAAACTCGACCCCAACAACAGGAAGTGCAGCACTAGGATCTGGCCCCAATGCCATCATCCAATCCCCAGATCCGATAGCATATCCATCAGGTCTAGGCACTCTCCCCGTAGCGCTTCCCTTATTCTGCCATAGAAGATCAGCCATGTTAATTACCTTGTGCTACGATGCTTATGTGATCTACGTAAGCCCTCCTAGCGGTCTCGGAACACTCGAACCCAAACCCAGCAAAACCGGATGTGAGCGGAACAGATCCACTATTAACCCCTACTACATCATCAATAAATTCACCATCCCCAAACTCACCAGAGAAACCATCATCAAAGGGGATAGGAACCCATACCCACGATCCGGGATTGTCTAACGGATGCGCATTGAGATCATTCTCATAACACTTAATAACAACATCCCCAGAATCTTGTACAATCATATCCATTCTGAGATGTACATATTCATTTTGGGCAACCGTTCTTTGGCTGGTTCTGAGTATTTTAGTAGCAGGTTGATTATTGTTGTTCGGTATACCACCACTAACGGGACCTTTAGCGAGAACAATACGCCCAGGAGTTTGATCCTCTAGTCCTAATAAATACGCTTTATCCCCTACATTAGATCCGGAGGCCCCAAGAACCAGGGCCACAGAAAATCCGGTATTACCTCCCGATGTGCCTCTCTGGACTACTCCGGTTATTTGACCCCCCTTAGGGAGAGGATTGAAACCAGATACCGCAGTGTATACCCCAACAGAACCGACAATAGGCTCCACAGAATTAAAGGCGAATAAAGCATTACCCCCGCCCGGAGGTGGGTTTGGGTTTCCAAAAGTTGCATTACGTAAAATGGTAGTACCACCCCAGCCAGTACCATCAGTTGATCCTGTCATTATAGCCCAATCACTTCGTGACATTATTTCTTCTCCATTAAATGATCAGCAAGAGTATCTATTCTACCACGCACATATTTTACATCATCTTCGGTACGTTTTACTGTACTCAACATAGCCTTAACATTTTGCTGACACATTTCTTTAGTCTGATATTTGTCAGGAATTTCACCAACAAACGATTCTGAATCCTCTCGAATCTCTTCTACGGCCCCATTAAGCTTGATAAATCCAGACTGTATCTCTTTTTGTAATACGTCTAAATCTGTCTTCTTAACTAAATTTGGAATTGTTTTTTCAAGGTTAGTCAACTTTTGTGTTAATGCTGGAATCACCTCGATTTTTTTTTCAAGATCCTTTAGACGATCTTCTTCCCTACCGCTTTCTATATCTTCTTTGGTTACGCCTCGCTTATAGCGAAAAACTATAACGCCAACAACTCCCGTTGCAACCGCACCAGCAATGGCTAAAACAACTTGTGCTATAGTAGAGCTTACCATAATTACCATCCAGTCTCGAAACTTTCGTACATATCTGCTCCGCCATTAAATAGAGCGGTATCTCCAGGAACCCAAGCATCGTTAAATGTTGACCAATCAAAAGTATCCGCACCTGTAGTTGACCCCGGAACCCAAGTCTCATTAAACACTGACCAATCAAAAGTATCAAAAACGGATGTAATCCAACTGCTATCCCAATCCTCGATATAATCCCCGCCCCACGCAAATTCCTCAAACAGTTCTGTATATCCGTTAAAAAACAGCCAAATAGATGTGCTTAAATCCAACTCATATAATAGGTCGCCCCATCCAAATGAATCCCAAAATTCATTGGCGTCTCCAAATCCGACAAAGGAACTATCACTACCCGAGGTTATAACCCACTCAAATGCTACATCCTCTGTGACTCCTTTGATTTCAAACGATCCGTTTTCTACTGTCATCTATCTTTATCCATTGTGGCTAATCTAACCGTTGCAGTCCCTGCTGTGCATACTACTCTGAAATTATGAAATACTCCTATGTTTGGGATAGGAACATAATCCCCTGCCGCCACCGCAGTAGCCGCCACGGCCTCAAACCAATCCTCTCCCGATGCTTTCTCTAAAGATCCTTCAACTTTAATAGACCCACCTGAAGAAGCTGTAACACCCACGCCCCCCAAATCGGCCCCTTCACATCTCATGGATGTAGAAGTATCATCGCCTGCTGAATTCAATGCTTGTGCTTGTCCGTGATTCACTTTTGCTGACATATCGTCTTACCTTTTAGAAAATTTCCCCTGTATCACCGTCAATAAGAGTTACCGAACCTAAAACAGGAAACTCTCCATACAAAAGAAACACATCTGTAGTGTTATTATTCAAAGTTACTGTGCCTAATTTCCTCGCTGATTTATTATCACGAATAACATTATACACATCACTAAAGGGTAGATAAGGATCTATCGACCCCTGAGAATTGCGATATTGACCCCCAAATTGAATTCCGGTATTCGGTTCTCCATCGGGCCTATTAAGAGCAAAGAATGTGGTTAAATCCGACCGGATAAGTGTGCCTGTCTCCGCAGTTGTATACCCTTCATTACGAAATACCTTCGCCACAATATCTACACTCTTATAGATAGGATCAAATATAAAAACAAATATGTTCGATGTCTGAGGATATGTAACAGTAACCTGCTCTAATACAGCATCCTTTAACGCCTGAGATGGGAGGCCCCCACCCTCCGGAACTATCCGCACATGCTTAAGTGCCTCTTCCATGGCAGGATCCTGATCGCTAGTGATGGAGATAGCACGAGCAACCCCAGGAACTAACAAAGCGTGCGCTTCGGTATCCCCCTCGCCAACAGATCTTTTTTGAGCTCTAAAGCTGTCGGGAATCAGTTGTCTCGCCTCCTCCACCGAAATACGATCATTACCCCCAGAGGCCTCCGCAGGATTATTCACCTCAAACGCTACGCTCTCCCCGTTCTCATCCACAATATCTGTTTGCAACGATCTTAGAGTATTCTCAACAACATTACCCGCCGAACCCCCTCCGGTGGTGTAGATGACAACTAGGGGCGTATCTGGGACCTTACCCAACACCCCATTACCAAAGCGTAACTGCGCGTTACCGGCTGAGTTAACTGTAACTGTGAAATGCCTATCTGTTGATCCTGAGTTAACTAACGTGGGTTGTTCCGTCCACAAATTACCAAGCTCATCAGTAATAGACACTATTCTAAGGAATGATTCATAACTCAACCAAACAGTCCAGAAACCTTCTCCAGAGGGGTACACGGTCTCTGTCTGTGTAGATGAATTCTCCATGGATATGGTTATCGTTGTAGCCCCCGCTAGCAGAATCTGATCGGTCAGGGTTTGGAAGGATACAATATCCTCTCCTGTGGTCTCTACAATAGAACCCTTTGGGATAAGTACATTAACATCCCTGGGGTTTGTTATGGTAAATTCTTCATCCACTAAGGCCGCTTCTTGAAGGGGTAAAATAACATCTAAGCCAAAAGCTTTATCTAATAATGTCTGGAGTAATTGGGCCGTTTTAACAGAGGACTCTTGAAAGTTTGTGTCATTATAGAAATTATTAACATCCCCAACATACGCAAATAAATCCAACAATATATTTCCGTAGTTGCCTGAGTCGTTAATAGGCCACTCTGGAAAAATAGATTGCATCAAACCGCGTAAACGGGTTTGTAATGCTAAAAAATCTTTATCAGTATAGATTGTAGATGCTAATGTAGTGACCATTTATACGAGTCCCATTTTTAGTGACTTTATTGTTTCTCTGTATTTTCGAGTGACTTTCAACTCCAACAGACGACCTTGATCTTTTTTAATGTCGGACACCTGAACATCTGTAATAATCGCATCAGGGACATATCTGGAAACTCCGTTAGATGTCATCCTAACCGCCTCTGCCTGCACTAAATCTAGATCCTGTTTGTGATGTTTTAATGTCTGTACTAAAGTTCCAAAAGCGGGATTCCAAGGCATCTCTCCGTATATCCCCTCTCCACTGCTCCGTGTCATTACAGTTTGCCTTATGGACGCATCAACCAACGCAGCTTCAGACTCTGTTTGGAAATCACCCGATTTAGCTAACCGTAAAGGGGATGTAATACCGATACTCATGGAACCTCCTAGTATGTTACATCTTGTAAGAAATTCCTTAATGTGTCAATTGCCGCACGTAATTCCTCGACAGATCCCCCGCTTATTACAGGGAATGTATAGGAGACCCTGATTATAGACAGGAAGAAATTAACCAGTTCTAGTAGTGCATTAAGCGGGTCTACCATAGATTCAAATTCCTCTTGCTGATCTGCTTGTTGCGTCTCCAGGACTACCTTAACAGGAGCAAGACCTTCCGGATCTAAATCAATAACAGCATCTAACTCATCGATTTTAATCTCTACGGATTCTATAATATCCAATTGCTCATCTAGCAGGTCTAGCAATAATATAGCAGTATTCAATATCCCATTAATCATTACAGGTACTGATGCTTGAGGAATATACTGACCGATCAAACTTATTTTTCTGACTAACTTTTGTAGTGCTTCTAGAAAATCAGAAGGATCGGTTACAATACCTGTAACCTCTTCCAGCACTCTCTGGAGTTCCAAGAATAAATCTACAATGTCCAGAACCAATTTGAACGGGCTCATAGCTATTGATAGGGTATTCATAGTTCTGTAATAGGCTTCTCTGGTATCTAGCCCGGAAAACTCTACCGACACACCCCCGGGAAATACAATAGTAACAGCCATTAGATGTCCTTTCCGGCAGGGGTTACAGGTCTATTTTGGATAGTAACAACCGCTCCGTTAATCGCTACTAATCCTTTAGCGTCTATGTTTAAAGTTGTTAATGAATTTAGGGATATGGAATTATCCTCTGCATTTAACTCTATGTAATTGTAATCTTCCAATGTTTTAGAATACAACCGTATTTTACCCTTTTGATCTCCCGTTAATTCGAAAATCATACGAATATCCCCAAATAGAAAACCCCATACATTCGGCTTACCCCGTAACTCTTCTGGTATCTCATTAGCAGGTATTCCTATAGGCTCATAGATTGGCGATTCCAAGTTGCCCGCCTCAAATTGTACGTAAACTTCGGATCCCTCGGGAGGAACACCAACAATTCCTAAACCAAATGCGGCCCCAAAGAGACCCTTAGGGGACGCCCATACAGAATCAGGTTCCGTCATTCCCGCTATCGATACTCTAACTCGTTGCGCCTTATCGGGGTCCAATACACCCGTAACGATCCCTCGGTAAATGCCATAGTACTTTTGATCTAATGTCATTGCCTTCTCTTCTTTTTATAGACGGTTTTTGATTTCCCGTATTGTCCCTTGGATAACGTACGACTTTTCAACTCGTCCTTAATGACTTCTTTGCCTATGTCAATTCCTATGTTAAGCCATCTCTTAAGGATACCATTACCACGTTTTACCGTTTTACCCTTTACGTTTCCCGCTATTTTTTTCTTACCAGATGTGCGGCTAACTCCAAGTTTCTGTGTGAACTGAGACCGACTAACCTCGTGTTTTATATTACGCACATACCATTTACCTTCGTTAATCTCCCCGTAATTATATAGTTCAATAGTGTCTCCAGGATATAACGTAGCGTCCCCATGAATGGGTATTGTGCCCGTCTGTTTATCCCTGCTTTTATTTTGCCATTGAGGCGATCCTTTATGGAACATCGCCTTAGCAATATAGCGCCTATCCTCATGTTTAGCCGGTAGATTTCTTTTCTCTGCATACGCTGCTTTAGATGATGATCCAGATACTGTCTGTTTTTCGCTTGTCTGCGCTCCCGTTCGTATGATCACCGGTACTGTAGTCCCATCCGGGGCTTTCTTAAACTCAACCCGAACCCCAGGAGCAACAACCTTAGGAGTAGTTCTATTCGTCACAATCGAAGGTTTTCTACGAGTATATTCGAAATCTATATCGGGTTCTCCAATGATACGACCGAATCCAGCCCCATTTTCTACACCTCTGTACACTAACCTAAGACGGGTAGGGGTCGTTATATCTCTAGATTTGAAATGAAAATTACGATTATCTATCCAGAATGCCACGCCAAACTCTCTAGCCAACTTCGCAAGAAACCTGGAGTTAGTGGTGTTTTGTTGTTTAATTACAAACTCGGTCTCTAGTCCAGAAATATCAGGATTATTAAACCCCATTTCTCTGGCTACCTTACGAACTAACTCAGTAACCTCTACAGCGTCCCACCGTCGATACGTAGGTTTAAGATCGCTATTGAACAACTTCCCTTTACCCTCATAGATTAACGAGGTGCCCGAGCTCTTAACCCTAGTGAATGTTATCTCCCTGGATGGCACCATATTTCCAGACTCACCCCATGAAATAATGATCCCCTTACCCGCTATCACTTTCTTGGAATTGGATAACGCTCTATCGGTATTCTCCAAAACAAGCTTAAGAACATCAACTCCATCATCCGTGTCGTCAAAGGTTAAAGACTGTACCCTGCTACGTATTTGTTCCGTAAATTCCGTATCTTTCGGATCTAATGGACGAATATCTATAACGACGCTCATCAGAACCTCTCATATTCTGGATCTCTATCTGGATTATTGATTAGTGTCTCTATAGTTCTAATGCTAGGTACGTAAATCGTTCTACCCTGCACCATTGTTTGTGTAGGATCCAAGATAGGCTCGGGCTGATAGTCCGCAATAATCCAATAGTGTAATGATGGATTCTGAAGAACATCACTATAATATTGAGTCGCTATCTCCCATAATGATTCGTTATCTTTCGCTATGTGAATTATATTATCGTCTATTTCTTTGTAACGAAAGAAGGCCCGAGGAACTACAATATCATTCCCATTTATGTCTTTAATAATATAAGCATCATCATAGCGAGTACTCATACCTGAACCTCCCAACCTAATAGTCTAATCTCCTCAGACCAAATCGGATACTTCTGATCTGAAGAAATACTTATCTGGGCCACCTCAAAAGTAGAGTTTAAATCTAGATCAAATAGAGTGCTTCTCCAGTTAACCCTCACTAACCTCCCCTCCAAAGATGCGATGTTAGGCCAGTAGAACCATATCTTAGGAGGCTCTCCGCCCCTCCAGTTTTTATGCGGGGTTTCGATAGGGGCCATTAAAGATGTTAAAAAGGCCCTCCAATCAGAGATCGCTTCTACCGCTTCTTTCCTAGATACCCTTCCCTCAGTCTGTATCATAGTTGCGGAGAATATGAGATTGAATCTGAATGTTTGATTATTTGTTTTTTCATAATCCAAAGGAACATTAGGCATACCTAACAAGTCTCGCGGTTTATATACGGCGGATATACTAGATCCTAGTTCTGCTGGATTAACTAGAAATCCCTTTAATTCCCCATTATGTAAATTCTTAATGTACGCAGGTACAGGATCTTGACCAAATATATTCATAGACCCCCCTAACTGGTTCCCGCTACAGGAATAGTCGTAGTAAGTTTATTCTCGAAATTTCTATCATTATACTGCTGCACCACCTGCGCGATTACCTTGGAATCTAATATAAGATTGGTGGTGGCTTCTACTTCTCTCTTTTCTATGATCCTATCCCCTTCTCCTTCGCGGGGTATGGGGCGTTGTATCTGAGCGGCTATGGACTGCTCCTCTGATTTAGCAATTGCTCCCTTCTCGTCCTTCTGCAACTTTTCTGGGGTTGGCATTTCTGCCGTTTCCTCTTTTGCTATGGTCTTTATCAATTCGGGTGAAAACACATCCGGACCCACTCCAATTACTTTAGTAGGCCCAAGAAGAGATTCCCTAATAGATCCAACCGCTTTCTTTACAGCACTTTTACCTCTCCCCAATAATGACTTAACTTTGTTTTTAGCCCACATAGCTTTATCAATGGCGGCTTTAATCCATCCGTATATTCGCTCTATATTTTTCCGAATTCCACCAACAACAAAATCCACAACCGTACTAATGACGTTCATTGTGCCAACAACTATGGTTTTAATCCCACCAAATACTACTTTAAAGGGGATGAGTAGAGTGTGTATACTTTCGGTAACAACATCTACCATTGTTCCGAAAGCGTCCCCAACCCATGTTAAGAAAGATCTTAAACCATCCGCAAACCCCAGGAAATTAGTATCATACGCTCTTTTTAATAATAGAAACGCCGCAGCAACCGCAGCTATAGCCGCTATTAACGGCAATAACGGCACTGATAGAACAGTGAAGGATGTAGTTAATATAGCGTTAGCCCCGGCCATAATTAGACTAGCCCCTTTAAATATCATAGCCCCAACCTTTAACGCTATCATAGCCGTCTTAGTGGCTAACGATATTGCAATAAAAGCAGCTAATATACCTGTAGTGATTCCCACTACCTTTCCGATTTTCTCCATCATAGTTAAACCGGCCCCGTCTCCTACATCATTCACGGATCCCCATAAGCTATTCCAAAGATTAATTAACGGAGATAACATCTCACCAACCTTAGTTAAACCCGCCACAAATACATCTATAATCAGACCCAGAACTTTAAAACCCTCTTTAAAACCTTTGATAAAGGAATCTAAACCGTCCCTAAATCCTAAGAAATTTTTATCGTAGGCTAATTTAAGCGCTAATATTGCCGCCACTACAGCGGCCACACCCCAGAGTAAAGGTCCAAGAGAGATGTTCAGTCCCATAAACGAGGATGCCAGTAGAGTATTTACTGCTTTGACGGCAATAGCGGCCCCCTTATAAGCAATCATCCCCGCGACTAGTACTGACATTACAGCTATGAATTTGGTTATCAGACCTACTACAACCCTAATAGGCCCAGGCATAGTAGTGAATAAGGATATCACCCCGTTGATTGCCTTAATTGCTATCTCGACTATAGGTCTAAACGCCTCCCCAATGGATTTACCAATAAGAATTTTTAGAGTCTGCCAAGATCCCTTGAGTAAGATTAATTGACCTTTAACAGTGTCTTGCATCCTCTTACGGAAATTCTCTGTAGTACCGGTAGCCTGATCCAATTCACCACGCATAGCGGCTATCATCTCTGCGCCAGATGCCATAACCTTCTGACCATCTTTCATCGTCTTGAAGGACCCCTTAGCCACCGCATTAAAAACTTTCAAACCACGAGCCCCTAATGTACTCTCTACGAACTGGTTTCGCTGTTTCTGAGTCATGTCGGCTGTCGCTACAACCATATCATTCATGATGTCCAGGAAAGGCCGTATAGCCCCAGTTTGTTTATCGTAAACACTAATGCCCTGTTTATTCATTTTATTAAGGGCCGATCCATCCGTGGCTAATCTGCGCATAGCCTCCCCTAAGGCTGTGCTAGCTCTAGTAGCCTGTTCTCCTGTATTCCTTAAGAGACCCATAGTAATTAGAGTATCGTTTAGCGAGAACCCAAATGTGCCCGCATTAGCAGCCGCCTTGGATAGACCAGCCCCAAAGTCTCTGGTTCTGAAATTGGTCATGGTGGTTATCTTCATTAACCTGTCAGTAACCCCAGCGGCTTCATCCATCCCCTTTCCAAAACTCTTTAATGTACCAATGATAGCCGATGCCGCTTCAGGAGTTCCCAGTTCTCCCATAGAAGCCGCTGCGAGGTCCAAGACGGGTAGGAGGGTCTTTATGCTATCCTCAGCATCTAAACCAGCAGAGGCAAGCACCTGTAACCCCTGAGCTGCCTCCGTGGGGCTGAATTGAGTCTTTAACCCCGCCTCTAATGCAGCCGCTTCTAGTTTCTTAAGATCCTCCGCAGAAGATTGTGAGATAGCCCCTACCGCTGCTATAGCGTGTTCAAACTCTGCAAACTCCTGCACCGGGATGGCTAACTTATTGATGATCCCCATACCCGTTCTAAACAGGGACATCCCACTATTCCAAGCAAAGAAAAACTTATCTAACGAGTCAGATCCTTTATCAGTCGTCTTCGTTAGCTTGTCCATCCCCTGATTGATTTTAGTTACGGTAGGAGTTACGGAGTTCTTAGCAACAAAGTTAAATCCGAAGTCCCAAGAGTTAACAGCCACAGTCTAACCTCGTTGCGCTTTTTTAATGGCTTCGGCTTCCGCCTTTCGGCGTTTATCCAGCCATTCTTTAATTTCCTTAACCCGCTCTACTGTCATAGAGTCAAGGTCTCGGTATGTGATGTTTAATCCCGATCCTCCATGCTGAGTATAACACACCGATAATTTGAGGTGCAAAAGGTCGCCCGCAGATGCAAGCCCAGTAAACCAGTTATTAACTACTCGGAGATCTTCCGGTTTCTCTTCTTCCGACTCCGTAAGGGCATAAAAAAATCAGAACTCATAGGGGCTGTAACTTCATTCTCAGCATCGCAATGGATACAGTCACACAAAATATCACTATCCACCCCAAAGGATACAGACTCGATAGCATCGAAAAGCTTAGGCATCCAGCCACCATCTACAGAAGCCAACCATTCTTTGTAAGCCTTGGGACTCAAATCATCCACGGTACGAATGAAATCTTTTATTTTACTGGTGAGCTTATGCCCAGAGAGATCTACTTCAAAGGCCTTTTTCTTGGACCTGGCTTTAGCCTTTTTCCTGCCCGAATCCATACGCTCACTAACCAGAGCTTTAAGTACCTGACTAGCGGTTCTAATACGAATAGTGGCCTTAACCGTCTCATCCCCATGTGTCACAGGAACAGTGATAGAAGTCTCTCCTTTGGTGATAACTTCCAAAACATCCGGTGAAGGTTTGATGATTTCCAACTCATCAACATCAACCTCAACATCGAATGTATTGCCGCATCGCTTACATCGCGTTTCAAACTCATAGGGATCAGGGTGAGTCGTGTTACGGAGTTGATACAGCCCATAAAGAAGATCACCCTCATATACTTCATTCCAATCAAATGATTCGCCTTCAGGATATATACCCCAGCTATTCACACTCTCGGTACATTTACCCAAAGTAGCAATAAGAGTTTGCAACCATGTGTTTGTTTTACTGGATAACAGAGCGTCCTGCTCTGCCATAGACATAGTTCTAAGCTGGACCTGCGCCCCGCTAGGTAGAGTTATAGAGTTAATCATAGAACATCATTTCCTTTCTCTTCTGTGTGGTTGTTTACAGTTCGTCCCAATATTTACATGCAAGAGTAAGAGACTCGATCACATACTCTTCTGCATCATTATCCCAAGGACCAATTGTACGAATCTTAGGCCACGCCTTGAAGACTCTGTAACGCTTAACCTCGTCTCCATTACGATCAAGCTGTACAATATCGAAATCCTTTTTGAGTTCTGTAGAAGGCGCGGTACCCCGTCCGGAGGCTCCATCTATAAGAAGTTTCATCCAATTATAGAAATCTCTATCTAGGGTTTTACCTCGTGTCATGACGATATCAGGGTATGTCGCTAAACCCGGATCCTTATCCGCAACCAGAGTGCCCCCCTGTCTAATGGAGAGCTCCCCTAACTCTACAGTAAGCTCAGAGCACGTCATGAACTCAGCGGAGGCAAACCCGTCAATCTCAATCCTAAAAAACATTCCTTTATCAATAGTCATCTTTTACCTCTTATCTGGTTTTACCCGAGCTTGATTACGCCTCTACGCTAGTAGTTCCAAATGTATTAGAGAATCTCACGTTAACCCACTGGTAGGATCCCGCCATGCGTACATCAATATCTACGTTAAGAATGCCCTTCTCCTCTTCAGAGGGAGGGTTAATACCGTCACCAGCATCAATAGCGAACGCCTCAGAAGGAACTTTAGAAGTAAACGCACCATCATTCATTTGATCCGTGAGGTACGTAGTAGCGACCCTTTCAAGAGTCTTACGAGTTTCTTTAGTGGCCGGGAGATGTCTGAGAGAGTTGAACCTAGCAACTAGGTCCAGCTCAATTTTAGAGCGGCCTCTACGCTCCCCAATGGTGGGGTAGGTAGAATTTTTGAGAGTCTTACTACCATCGTTGTAGTATGGGGTGTTGTCGTCCTTATGGATTGGGTTGATTCGTTTGGGATACACAAGGTCTCTATAGATTTCCTGATTAGCCTCTTCCGAATCGATCCCAAGAACGATGTTAAGCACGCCGTAAATAAGGCCCGCAGGAGACTGATAGACACCCCCTGCCTTAGCTACATCGGTGATAGCCGCTCTACCCATCATAATCCCCTCAGGGGATGTGGTGATTAAACTATCAGTACCATAGATGGTGTTAGAGGGATTAGCCACTTTGACCCATGGCCAGAAGATAACAGAACAATCAGCCAACTCTAGGATACCCGCAGTCTCTACATGGGTGACAGCCGCCGCTGCATCACTACCCTCAGGAGTAGCCATGAACGCAACAGGAATCCCACCCCTATCAGTGAGACAGTAGTTAACCAGACCGTTCTGCACTACTGAACTGGTAATACCAGGCACGGCAATCATGTTAAGAATGGAGATAGCAGTAAGGGCATGGAGCCCTGTGCCCCCTCCAGAATCTCCTACATAGTCTGCATCAACGAGACCAGCAAGACCATCATCACCACCTGTAAGCGCACCATACGTTGCGTTAGTGGGTCGGCTACCGGTACCCGCATCCACGAGCGAGATAAGGTTGGAATCTTCAGAAATGATAGTTACAGCGTATCTATCATCAGTCGGCGTCATAGAGAGGTTAGGATGGTATTCTAAAATGACATCCAGAGTTTTCACATTTAAGTTAAACTCAGTAGCATCTCCACTAGAGGCATTCGTAATCTCAATGTAAAGAGAGTTAGCATACGCTCCAGGAGTCTTCCCATACGCAGTAAACGTAGTAGCCGTCCCCGCATCAGAACCCGTATGAAGGACATTATCCAGCCCAAGTTTAGTATCAGCAGTGGAGGACCCGAGAACCTGGATAGTCTCTGTAGATCCCGTAGCCACAGTAGCGACTTGGAATTTACCCCCCGTAACAGTGGAAACCAAAGTTCCCGCTACGGCAGCCTCTACGATAGTCTTAATCTCGGCAACAGTAACGCCTGTGATATCCGCTACATTACCCGTACCAGAGTTCACAGTGGTAGGGAACGCGAGAATAGCGTTAGACGTTCCGCCTGTAATCTGAGCAGAACCACCACTACCTAATGTGTCAGTACCAATAACCACGGCCCCAGCTTGAGCAAAGGCTCTACCACCTACGATAGTTTGGTTAATTTTATTGGCCACTTCCCACGCCTTAGCAGCACCTATAGCACTGAAATCAGCATTCAGGAAGGTAAATGTCTGCTCTGATCCTCCGTCAAGTTTCAGGGTTAGAGTCATCCCATCCACAAGAACGAAATCCTCTGTATTACCACTGGTAGAAATTCCGGAGGTAGCGGTGAAGGTGGCCGTTAAGGTGCCACCACCGTTGATAGAAAAATCAAGAGTATCCCCAGGAGACAGGTTATAGGGCTCTGCAATATTAGTAGCCACAATAGCAGGCTGTGCTACTGCGGTTGTGGCTGTTACAGCTTTACTAGCGGTTGCTGAGGTGGCTGTGGCGGGGTTAGTGATATCTGTATAATGCACAGTTCTTACTGTGTAGAAGATACGACCGCCCATACCAAAGAAATTAGCCACACATTCGGGGCCATGACTAGTAGCGATATAACCACCGAATACCTTTTGCCAATCCCCCCACGAAAGAGAGCGTGTAGCTTCTCCAACAGGTCCCCTCTCTGTAACCATAACACCACTAGCGATAGCGGTGGGTGCCTCAAAATTCTCCGGGATCGCCTGTCCCGCCTCTGTAAATACAACTTTGGATGCCAATAATTCTTTGCTAGCCATTTGTAGCCTCCTGAAATTAAACTATCATACTAAATTTTTTATCTCAACTTGCCCGAATGACACACAAGTTTCCCATGCCTTCTAGCAGCCTCTAACTGGGGGACCGCTTCATAGAGCTGTTTTGGGATAGTGTATTTAATACCGGGAAAACAATGTAACGTATCGGAAAGCCTAGCAAATCTACGCTTGGTAACCCGCCCCTTATCGTCTGGAGTAAAACCTGACATACCTTGTTTACACGAACATTTACCCTTCAAGACACAATAGTGTTCATGCAAAAGAGGTATCTGCATAGGTCTATACGGAGTGAATACCACCACAGGGAAATGTTTCTTTTGCGGTTTTTCTACCTTCTTTACAGAAGTCTTCACCTGTTTTTGTGTCGGCTTTTTCTCCGGATCCTTCTTGACTTCCTCAGATTTCTTTTTCGGAGTTTCCTTCTTAATCTTAGGGGCATCCGCCTTTTTAACTGTCTTTTTCTCTTCCGATTTTTTAGACATTTAACTCTCCAATCGTGATTACAATATCGGTTATGTCCTTATTCAGTCGGATAATATCCGTCTCCAAAGGAACACTCTCTATTTTTAACGCTCCTGATGCCTGTTGTAAACTTGACCCAAATAGAATATCCGCATCCTTAGACATACGATCAGTCATAAAGGTATCCATCTTATATTCAGACCCCATTACGGTAAGGATGATGAACGGTATATGCTGTATCAGGGTATCTATTCGCGGCATTAAATTACGAAGAATAACACCTCTAGAGCTCTCCAGTACAATATCGAAAACAAGATCGGTAGCTTCAGGAAGCCATCTTGTTTCCGGCCCTGTAACGGGCCACGTATTCCTTACTCTCTGCGTTCCTTCGCCAGTAGTAACCCGTCTTGGTCCCTCTAAGTAGACACAAGGTTCCTTCGCCTGTTCGGGTCCGTCCACTACAGGGGAGGCGCTACCCGTCGAGTAATCTACATGCGATAACAAGTACACAGGCAATGGAAGATTCCGTCTCAAATACCTAACCAGTTCTCGGGTGACCAAATCCGTAATGCTATCTGTGGATGTGCTTATCTTCACATATGAAAACCCGTCTGCTAGGGTATCATCAGATCCCAAAATAAGATCGCCATTAGCATCCACATTCTGAACTTTGACATCTACAGCATAAGGATCATTTCCGGCATCGGGACTAATAGGCCTAAAGGAGGTGGCCATTCTGAATTCTATTTTGGTTTCGGATCTCACAAACACATCTGAAGAATCCACTTGATTTCCATCTACCCAAACCCTAACGGATTCTTGCCATGTATCAGATCCAGGTAGGAGATCCGGAATCCTAAACCCACTACCGTCAATTACGACAATATATCGTCCTGTAGAAATACCTTGATTGGGTGTTACCGAATTTATAACCGCCATGATTAACCTCTAGAAAACATCTTCTTAAAGAATTGATTAGTACGGGATTTGAATCCCTTTTTCCATGATTTAGCTCCCGGCTGCATAAATGGTCTTGGTGGGATTCTAAATATGTATACTCCACGACCTCTACCAGACCCGCCACTCCCTTTAGAGAATAATCCCATTTTAGTCCCGACCATCATCAGAAATCGTCTTTGTTTTGGGGAGGGCTTAAACCGTCTAGTCTTCGATCCAAATTCATGGACCTTAGCTATGTTCACCATTCTCTCCCTGCCTCGTTTGGTTTGATACAGGACCCCAACAAAACCAGTCAAAGCAGGAGCATCCACCTTATTTATGATACTGTTTCTCAACTGTCCCGACTGCTGTAAAATAGATGTACCACCAAACCCCCTAAACCGCCGCATAGCTAACGTCCATTTCGATAGAGGCTTCCACCCCGCAGGCCCGCCTTGACTCCGAAACACCTCTAGAATATGGGCTCTAAGATTATTCGTCTCTTTATGCAGAAATAGAGACACCACCTTATCCAAGCTCATCTGCATATTGCGCATTACTTTAGACGCTTTACCCCAATCACCGTATAGCTTTATACCAGCCATCAGCGCTTAGATCGTTTCCTAGGGGATAACAGGAGAAAGTACAAATTCCTATGGGAATTGCCCCTAACCTGTAACCCAAAGGATTCATCTCTAACATCTACAACATACATTCCAGGGGGGTTTACATACTCCCTGACCAATGTCCCATCCTGCCTACTAATGGTCTTCAGTCTGGACTCTATAGTAATTATAGGGGATCCGTTGGAATTCACCAAACCAAGTTGCTCTAGATGTTTGAAGTGAAGAATCAAAGCCGTTTCTCCATCCTGCTCCAAACCACTATACCCGAACTGCTTGCGATACCACGTACCCGGCTCAACTTGACACGGGATTGTGTAATCTATTTCCGCCCTGTCCCCTATAGGTTCCCTGTAATCCGGATCATAAGTGGTGTTGTCAGGATCTAAAATCGCAAATACCGCTTGGTAGGGGTTGATTAACCGGCCTCTCATTAGTCCTCTAAATCACCTTCCCGAACATCCCTAAACTCAAGATGCCGCACCTGATTCCAAGGAATAATCTTCATTCGATTATTGTACTCCTCAGTGGTGTAGTTAATCCCAACGATATTAAAATCCTGAATATAAATCTCATCGATCCCAAGATCACATCTGATCTCAACGATGGAGTAGGATAACACGGCAGGACCGATCGCCATTAAATAAGGGTCATCCAGTTTATCCCCTAATAAAGCTTCTTTGACTAAGTTAAATAGAGTCTCACTAATGATTCCCTTGGTCATCGAGTACTACCCCCTAGCATAGGCCTTTTGAATTGGAGGATTATCTTAGTAACTTCTGTATCTCCGCCTATGACATATTTAGAAGCCTCTAGACCTCCTTCATCCAAACGATTTAATTCATAAGATTGCGTGGCGGTTTTCTCTTTAATCACACGATCCCCCACAGAGGGGGTACCGTCTAAATCCGTGGATCCATTCCCCATATGTGAGTACAGATACTTCTGGGCTACATTAATCACAACCGCTCTAATCTCCTCCGGGACCTTACCTGAGTCTGTCCCATCCGGATCCACATAACCCCAGAGACCCGTTGTACGTATGAAATCTTCCGAGTTAAACAGCACAATACTCTGATTAAGGTAATCATACCCCTCAATTTTAGGGGCTGTCCTATCATCCCTACCGAAGGACGGTGTACCTAACTCAGGTCGAATAGCCCTAGAGTAGAACTTAACCAAGGACAAATCAGTATCTACTGCCTCTGGACTACCAAATGACTGTAACCAGGCGCAGTATTCCGGTAGACGGAAACCGCCCCGTCTCATCTGCTTTTTGGGATCCAGTTTCATAGTTGTGTATCGTGATCCGAATCTACGCCTACACATTCTCTCTATGTACTGAGCGGCTCTAGTTAGCTCTATCACAACTTGTCTATCAGTCTTCGCAGACGTGGGTATACCTAACTCCCGAACATCTCTTACCATAGCCAGAGAATATCTATTCCATTCGTCTAATTCCGGGAGGAAGGTCTCTATAATCTCAAAGGGCTTTCTGCCCGTTCTCGTCACTCCGCCTTTAATTTCGGTCCAGGAGATGTAATAGAGACCTACATCAGCATCTGCGGCAACGGTATAGGTGATTTTGTATCTGCCTAATGAATCCCTACCTGTAGTAAGATCCACAGAAGTAGATCCCACTATCTCGGTCCATCCCGTTTCTGCATAGTGAATGGTATAGTTAAGAGAGTCTGTGGTTAGATCAAGATCCTCGGCCCTCCCTTGAAAATCCGCAACATACCAATAAAGGGAGATCGCCTCAGTTCTGTACCCGGTATACATACCCACCCCCTATCAGACTGCCCGCTTATATTTCAGCCACGATACCGTAAGCTCGCGGGCCGCAGTAGTGAGGGTTTCGACATCCCAAAAATATTTATGGGCGTTAGTGTGCATCTTGTTTGTAATAGTTGTTAAGACAATTTCTGTACCGTCAATGGCTACATGAGGTGTGCCATCGGCATCAGACCAAATTGTAATATCTTTATCATCACCCCCGACAACCGCGATTCCAAGATCTTCCGTCTCTGCGCCAGTACCATCGTTAATCTCAAAGTAAAGATTTCCATCCCTACTGGTGTCAAGGGTGACTAACATGTATCTCGTAGAGGCATTGTACATACCGAACCTAGCCTTGACAGAAGAATCATCAAGACAATTCCAATTACTTCTACACCTATCCCCACGGGAGAAAATACCTTTAACACCAAGTGAGGATTCACGATCATTCGCAGCCCCGCTTGTTGCCAGTGCCGCAACACCACCTGAAATAACATTTGTGCCAGTGCCCGTCACATCAGTAACATCGAATACCTCAGTATAATTTGTGGTGCCCATTAAAGCAAAGTCAACATCACCCCTAATATAGTCGTCTGTCTGATCAAGAGCCGCTTCGGCTGTCTCAATATCGGCCACAGCCAGTTCAAGGCCTGAGGCATTAGTATTTACTTGGGTAATTATCTCATCGATTAAGTCTAAAAACTCGGGTACATGAGATCTAGAGATGCCGGTTCCGTCATAATCCGTTTTTACCAAATTCGCAATAGTCATGTGTAACTCCTATACTAACTGTATTTCTTTCCATACTGCGGCACCTGCCGAAGCATCTTTGCAGAAAAAGAACTTATCTAATGAATTATTGTACCAAAAATCGCCTGATGTAAACACCCGCCCTACATCAGCGGTGTCTATTTCATCATTGTCCGCAGTAGGATCGGATGTCGCAAAGTAGGCCGATGAGGCAAACCCAGTATGTCCCGATGTCTCGTATGCTAGATTCTGTAATGCAGCATGGTTTTGGTTTGAGTTAATCAAGCCCACCTTAGTAGCCCCACGGATATTAAAAGATTCTACCTGACGTAGTACGCATCTATGAGTAGCATTGGTGTATATTATCCGATATTCAAACACCAATTTATGGAGTACGATAATCTCCGCAGGATCATACACACCCCAATTAAGGTCAGTTGGTGTCGCTGCCTCTGCCTCTGATAGGGTTTCATACAGTTGTTGCCCAGCCATTAAAAACACAGGATAGTTATAATCATTATCCATACAGACATAATATACGACAAAATCTCTATTAGTACAATCACTTAGCGTCCATACACCCCCAGTGAACTCATTAAATTGAGGCGGGGTATTACCGCCCCTATGAAGAAACGAGAATCTATCAGAGTCATTAAGCCATCTACGCCAATACCCACTAGCACCCTCCAAGTAAAACAAGGGTAATTTAGCAGCGTCATCTGTCAGATTAGATCCAAGGATCTGCTCCCATCTGTTGGCTGGGGTAGCAGAATTTACACTAGTTATATTAATATCCTCATCTCGGATAGATCCTTCAGCAATGTAAACTTTAGAACTAGTATCGTCACTAGGTGCTCCACTATCTACTGTGTTAAACGATAGATCGCATCCATGAACAAATAAGGTACCAGGATTGAGGTGGAATGATAGATGAGTCTCCCCTGTCATCACTCGCCCGTGTCTTTCCTCTGTAAATTTCACCGCTTCCTGATTAACCTTATCCCAAACAATGATACTAACAATTGACTCGACGGTTATTAATCCTGGAAAAAAGGTCTGAGTACTTTTCAAATCCAAGTCATCAAAATAGACGAAGTGGGCTCCTTCCTCGTCATCTATAATCACACTTTTGGATTCCTCCTGCGTGTACTCAATGCCCCCACACCAGTAAGCAAAACTATCTCCTGAAGGCGCTATGGTGAGGGTTCTAGTCCCCTCATCAAAAGACATGTCTGTATCCGGATTATTTGCACCGCTGATAAATCCTGCTAACCCATGAGTTGCCGCTTCTTTGGCGTCTTCTGCCACTACATCAGCGGAATCCGCAATTGTTTTTGTCGTGTTACTCTGTGTAATGAGCTCATCAATTTTATCTAAAAAACTAGATACATGAGACGGTGAAACACCGGTACCCGCAAGCTCTTCTCTATTAACTAAATCCACGGACATTCTTTAATCTCCTAACCTATAAACGGAAAACATAACGCTAGCCTGACCAGGGGCCTCATGCTCGCCGTCACCTTCAGAATTAATCGCCTCCAGGAATATATCGGAAGACGTTGCTCTTGCTCTTACCCGTATTCTATCATTTCTATCAAAAGGGGCTCCAACATTAGCCGATAAGCGAGCGGGATCGCCCTGATCTGTGGATGCCTGACTAATAGTAGTCCACGGCACATTAACCCATGTAACCCCATCATCAATTGATTTTTGTAGCCATGCTTTGACATCCTCAGGGGAGGCACCCCCAGCCGTTCTATTCAATTGAAAGTTTCCTGTAATAACGTATACACCCGAGGATAGAAAGGTTATCTCCTCGGGGTTAACCGTTTTGGAGTGGCCTAATCCTTTAACCTCATACTCCTCCTCTAAAGGCACTACTTTGGAAGTCACTCCATCCGCAAAAAATTGGTTTACCGCAGAATAAAAGCTACCAAAGATGGAGGGCTGTTGTTCTTGTATGTCCACCAGAATACATCCGGAGGGACCTACGCAACCTATATACCCTATCCTAAACGCTACAGGAGGCTTAGTAGTAGTCCACCCCCCTTCTTCGGTATCGCTTAAATAGATGGGGGCTCCTGCGGCTTCTCCCGATGTGTCAATCTCATTGACCCGTCCAAATTTCGTAACCAATCCCATGGATCCATGTGTCATGGTTGTTGTTACAACCCCCAGTAATTTAGCGTTATCAAGCGAATCCGCTTTAGCCTTAACCACTGTGTGGCAATCGGAAGCCTCGTTAAACCCATTGATATAAACAACTGTTCCATCTTCTAATGTGTCTCCGGTCTGATTACACACATCCACAAAGGTCTCTTTACCGGCATTCCAGATATTACCCGGATATTTGCCTCTTACTAACAAGTTACCCTTTATAGGATCCCAGGCAATTGATCCCGGAGCATCTCCTAGAATAGCCCCCAGTATCGCTAATCCAGCATTAAAATTTATGAAGTTATTAAACTCACCGGGATCCCCCACAATTGGATTTAAGGTATTTATGATTAGGTCTATCTTATCTAGGAACTCAGGCACATGAGATTGTGAAGCTCCTGTACCGTGCAAAGCCGCTCTATTTATATTAGGAATTTCCATACCGATAACTCTCCAGTAATTACTGTTACGTTATCGGATCCCCTGTATTTTGTCTAATGCCTGAATTGATTTATTTCACTTCGTCAAGAAACACCACAACTAAAGTACAAGCTGTGAAATTCTCAGTCCAATATCTAGAAATAACCTCGTACCGCCCCATGCCCCCTTTAACGTGCATCTTTAAAAATACGTAATCCCCTTTGTGTGGGATAAACGGGACATCGAATGACCCATGATTCAATGGTGTATCTTTGCCTTTTATTAACTCTTTAACCCAAATAGTTGTGAGCATGACGATCCTCCATGTAAAAAAAAATGGGCGAGTCTCCTCGCCCTAGACGCCTCCACCGTTAAGTGCTGACGATAACACAGTGCCCGAAATCGGAATCGAACCGATACAAGATTTCTCTTAACAGATTTTAAGTCTGTCGCGTCTACCAATTTCGCCATTCGGGCTAGTGTCGGAGTAGTGGGATCCGAACCCACGACATCTCGGCCCCAAACCGAGTACTCTACCAGACTGAGCTATACTCCGATAAAGGGTAGTTTTCGTCATACCCTAGGACGACCTGATAACCTCATAACGCTATTCTAACTGGGTCATCTGGATTTTCTTACACCCTTCACGCGGGCAAACGGTGCGGTTTTGATCCTTCATCATGGGAACCACACTTTGTATACGCCACCCATAACCCCGTTACCGAAGCTATGGGTTTGGATGTTTTGGGCGGGAGGTTAACGACTGCTCACGCTAACACCCCGATATAGCATCTAAGGAAAGCCTTCCTTGTAGACTCTAAAAGAGCATTTGGGTTTGGTTGAAGTGAGCCCTATAGCTTCCTTCATGGAGTAGAACATACCCCCAGCGTTAAGGAAGAATATCACAACAGCTCTAGAGCAGTTTAGAATTGCTATGATGAGGGTTAATAAAAGCAACATTACGATCTCCTATTGAAAAGATAACCACTCTCGAAATAGTTTCAAGAGAAATTTGAGATAGGGCAGGGACGCGAATCCTTAGACCAGCAAAGTGTATTCTTGCTCATCTCAAACAATTACAGTCAATGACCCAGGAATGAGGAAACTGTAATCGTTAGGTTGCTCTCCAAGGGAGACTAAAGGAGGTAAGTCTAATCCCTAGGACACATAGCAACTAACCCTATCAATGGTGGACGTGACCGGTACTGCCCCGGTGTCCACGGAAAAATAATATACTGACTCGTTACACCATAGTCCGTTTGTGTTGGTAGGAGATTTACGAACGAACAAACTCAATCTCCCGGTAGACAACAAAGCGATCTTTTATCGTGTCTCAGAGGTGTAACGCCTACCAGGTCTTTCTGATCCACTATCCCGCTAATGTCTCCCTAGAATCTAGCAGGAATCAACTCTAGGGAGGCTACCTAAGCGGCAGCTTGTTTTAATTCATCGTTCTGAATTATTTAGGTACGTGGAGTTTTACAAGAGCCTCACGCTTCTCTTGGGTGCAATCAGTATCCTCTCTTTCCATGTCGAATCTATTTCACGCCCGAAATTTTAAACTAATCTAAAAAGAACAAACTTCCCACATTCTACAAGCAGGAACCTTATACACTCTAGTGTAGGGGTCCCAAGTCGCGCTACTTGCTAATGCATCCTTCACCAGGTCCATAAGATCGTTTGTAGCATCTATATCACACTCGCCGTACTTATCGGTAACCACAACCTCAACGGTATTATTGACGATTTTAATCTTAGGATAATTTTTCATGGACTCCCACACTCCTTTGTGAGAATTGTACCTAAGGGCGACAGGATTCACCTGAGATGTCTCAATACCGGCATCTGTGAGTTGTTTAAGTATCTGGGCTTTAGTCATTAATCGATCTCCTTTAAACACTCCGCTTTATTGCGGCTGTCCCATGGATTTGAACGTGATCGCCTCCATGGGGTAGCACCGTTAATAGCAGCCAACCTTACTAAGCTATACTGTGGTCTAGAATATTCACAGGAACCTTTCAGAGCTTACCCGGTGTACGTTGTCCCCACGCTTTGATACGTAATCGCCGCGTGGGGTATATGTTAGTTATTAACAGGAATCTCCACCAGGCACCCGTTAACACTAAGGCGCATCTTATGCCATGCGGGGTCTATAGATGGGAAATTGTCTGCGTATTCTCTAGCAGCAGCGTACCCACTAGCGGCCTCAATAACCGCATCATCCCACTCCCCAGCGTATCCGTTAACCAGATACAGGTTATTCTCTGAACAGATTTCGGGGCCTACGCACTCGTCACCGTGCATGAGACTCCATTCGCCGTGCTCGTTGTTGCCCTCGCGGACCATCTCAGGCTCCCAATCCAGGGACTCACAGAGCTCAATGAACTCATCGAAAGTCACAATAGCAGAGTCAGAGGAAAATTTATCATTGGTGATGTTGAATTTGGAAGGTGTCATGTTAGGTCTCCTTTGGGGTTAGTGCTGCGTCATTGCCTCACTACTTATAGTTATAGAACATAGAGAAATATTGTCAAGAGAAAAAAGAAAAATAAGTTAATCAAATTGTAACTCCCTTTGATAATACTTCTTTTTAGACGCCTGATAGAGCTCAGCGATCACAAGGAAGGGGCCAGCACACCGATAACATACCGCTATAAGATTCGACTTCTCCAAGGGTAAAGGCTGCACACCTGTTATCTCCAGGTACTCCCAATCCTCTAAATCCTTCTTAGCTGTCACCCATAGGAAATCTTTCCTGCCGCATTCTTCACAGCAGCCCTTAGCTCTAACCCTAATCTTGGGGACTATCATAGTCCAGTAAGTTGTAGCCGATGGAAACACAATGAACCCCCTAATCCTGATACACACTACAGATAGTAACGCCCTTATCCCAATCAACCCGAACAGAACCCACCCTAAGATACAGGTTGACGGATCCGAGACTAGTTATAACCACATAATCTTTAACCAGGGGCTCCCCATCGTTGAAGGCCACAGAGACACACAGTTTACCGGATTCCGTAACCACAGGAGTAGCCTTAAGCGCAACAAGGGATTTTTCCATGGAAGTCATAGGTTCGTTATTTCTCATCTTGATGCAGGCTCTCTGAGTGTGGCTTTTAGTAGGGTTCATGTGAATCTCCTTAGAATCGGTGAGGCGTCATTGCCTCACTAATCTAGTTCTACCCCATCTCTAATTTATTGTCAACAGAAAAAGAGATAATTAGAAAAGAAAATCACAACCTAAGGATTTGAAAGAAGTTCTCCCTCTTCGATGTAGAATACTCCAGGCTCCAACACATCAGGGATAGGAGAAACCATCGTTATGATAGCTTGAAGATCCTTATCTCTGGCCCAAGTATCGAGCTGTTTAAGCCCCTCAGGATCATAAGCCTCTCCCCGGTCAATGAATAGAGCTCTTAGTTCGGGCTGCATTCCAAGGCATAACTCTGAGGAAATCCGCATACTCTCAGCCTCACTCCAGTTAGCCGAATGAATCCCATTAAAGTACACCCCATCCTCTTTATCAGGATCCTCAATGACAATCTGAAGGCCTTCAACCGGAAGAGGTGCCTTTAACAATCTCTCCTGTTTGCGGGTTTTAATCCTCTCAAGAGCCTCCGTCATATCGTCATAGGTATTCTCTAACTCCTCCTTCTCCTTACGACGCTCTAGATACGCAGCATAGGCGCTAGCCTTCTCATTAATCTCCGCAGCGTTAGCAAGTTTCTGATCCAGCTCCTCGGTAGATTCCGGGATGAACTCTTTAGGCTCTTCCAAATCGGGCTGATCAGCAAGATACCTCTCCCCGTTATCAATACGAGCTTTCACAACCTCCAGATCTGATTGTGCCTGCCTCAGCACTTCCTCTAACCGCCCCCTTTCTACCTTAAGTGATTCAAGGGTTGATTCATGTTTCTGCCGTTTGGAGATCTCATCCCGCAGCGCCTGGTTAGATTCCTCAATCCCTTTACGGCAAGTTTCATTACTCTCTTTGATTCTCTCCTTCTCAAGAAGAATCTTCTGAACATCTACCTTCTCTGTCTTAGGAACTGGAACAAGATCCCCTATAGATTTGATGTCTCTGCCAATATCCCTACGCCCCTGATAGGTCTCCGCGTGTTCCGTTTCCAAATCGGAGAGATCGATATTAAGGAGCTCCATCATAAATGACAGTTTCTCTTTATCAGATTTATCCATGAAAGGACGGGGATCGAATGTGAGAATGTTTACCAGGGACTTGAGGAATGATTCCGGCTTATCCTTGAAGGCCTTACCATTTTGGGTAATCTTCAGTCGAGTTTTACCCCCTTTGGCTATCTCTCTGGTGATCACATATGTGTCATCCCCATCAGCCAAGGTAGCTTCAATCCTACCTCTCTTACGCCCTTTCTGAACCACATCAGCAGGGATAGTCTTCTTGCCCATAAAGAGCATCTCAAGGCTATCAAGAATCGTGGTCTTACCCTGCCTGTTACCTCCTTTAATAGGAATCAAACCTTTATCGGTGAGTTCCATTTCTAACAGATTAATCTTTCTAATGCCTACAATTTGAAATCCAATTATTTTCATAAAAACCTCCTACCCCCTTTTTACTCTGTTATTACTTATTGTCAATAGAAATTAATTTTATTTTTTTCTGATTGCCCTATTGACAAACAGACTACACACCCTAGAATAGAATTATGAGACCTTAGTAGAGAGCACTTCACTTATCTTCGCTGTAACACATCACTTGCAGGAGACTGCATCTATCCACCTTCCAACCAATTTCCAAATAGTGTTCTCTACTAAGGTCTCTAATGAAAGGTGATTATGAATGTTCTATCTCTTTTTGACGGTATTAGCGGGGCTCAAGTAGCACTCCTAAGGTCTCCCTTAAAAGTAACTAACTACTTCGCTAGTGAAGTTAATAAGCATGCAATCAAAGTAACTCAACAAAACTTCCCAGACACGGTACAATTAGGGGATATCACCCAATGGAAAACCTGGGATCTCCCTACCATCGATCTTTTAATAGGGGGATCGCCCTGTCAAGGATTCTCTTTTGCAGGTAAACAGCTCAATTTTAATGATCCTAGAAGTAAACTATTTTTCGAATTCCTAAACTGCCTAAACCATTTCAAACCTAAATACTTTCTTTTAGAGAATGTACGAATGAAGCAGGAATACAGGCAAGTGATAACAGATCTTCTAAAGGTGGATCCTACCCAAATCAATAGCGCATTAGTTAGCGCCCAAAATAGACAACGCCTGTACTGGTGTAACTGGAGAACCAAACAACCTACGGATCGTGGAATCCTGCTGCGACATATAATAGACCCTCCAATCCATTCTGAAACAGTGTTAATCCAACAAAAAGGTAGAGGGAATAACCCCGGAGGCCTGCGGGCTATGGATGGTAAGACCCCTTGTCTTTCTTCTTCTTCTTGGGAACACAATAATCATTTGGTCATACAAGTTAACCCCTCTAAGGAAAGCGGAGGTAAACAGCCCTACATGCAAAATAGAGTGTATGATAGTCGAGGGAAAGCACCTGCACTAACCTCCTTTTGTAATCGTCTAAATGTGAAAACCCCATTATCTTATGTCCGAAAACTAACCCCGATAGAATGTGAACGGCTTCAGACTTTTGAGGACGGATACACTGAAGGTATCTCTAACTCTCAGCGATATAAAGCCTTAGGGAACTCCTTTACAGTAGATGTCATAACCCACCTTTTAACCAACCTATTCTATCAAGAAAACCCGCACTTGAATTTGTTGTATCGTTTAATGTAGCCAAAAATAAAAACGGGGCTAAAGCGTTTGCCTTAGCCCCTAGGGGATCGTCTTGTTAGCGGGTGAGCACTAACAATCGGGTTGGGGTACCTTCTGTATTAGGGTATCCGTATCTATTGTCAAGCAAAAAAAAACCGGAAACTCTAGAGACGACCTCATAGAGCTCCGGCAAGGGAGTCAACAACCAGGTACAGAAGAGAGGTAATTGACGTGTTCAGACTACCAATTACCCATCTTCTGTCAACTCAACTAAAGGTGATCTCCCCCTCAGAAGTATGTATATCTAAGGAATAAACACAGACTTCATTAGGTCCCGCAAAAATCTTATTCTGCACCCCAATCCAAGAATCTAAACGTAAACTCTGTAGCATGATCTCCAACCCCTTTAATACACCAAATTCATCTAGAGTATGGATGGGTATCCGGCAATCAGCCACACCAATAGTCTGGTCATCAACACCGCTTAATTCCAATTTACAAATATACATCCCCAAGGCCTTATCTAAACCAAGTCGTAAATAATTCTTACTGAATAAGCCGGGTTTGCTTATCTCATCCCCAGTCTCAATATCAAACACGACACCTTCGGGATTCACAGCATAGTGCGTCTCTGGAGACCACCCATCAGGCCCCTCATCGTACAAACCCACTCCTCCCCCATACTCCATACAGTTCTGTAAGTCTTTAGTAATTAACAAACAACATTCGCCATTCTCAAATAACTTCTCTGTCTTCATCTTCTAACTCCTCATCAGTTTCAAGATCTAAAACTTCTTGTTCCATTCTTTTACCTGATTCTGTGAAAATTATCTTAACCAACAATAACACCTCGAAAATCGAAACAAACACTTCACACCACAGATACTCCCAGAGGGTTTGGACGTAAACCCCAAATGTGTATTTTATCCGGAGGAATTCCCGTAATCTCATTGCGCGTATATTTGCCTGTCTTCTCAAATAAAGGGACCGTTGAGAGTACCTATGCGCACTTCTAGTACACCCGCCGTAATTACCGAATGTGTAGCTTGACATCAATTCCACTCCTTAATTTTGCGTCTACAGTATCTCTCTACTAACTCCCACATAGGAGAATACATACCTGCATTCTGTACCGCCTGCAAGTAATCTATAGTGGAGTTAACCCCTCCTAGTTTGACCACTAACAAGCGGATCTTTCTGTTCCTTAGGACCCCAAACCTACACGCTCTAAGGCCGCTTTCTATCTCACGTACAGATTGCACAAAAACCGCTCTAGCATCCAGAGGCCCCTTACGCATCCTCTAACCCTCCAACGGCTAACACATCGCGTATATCCCTCCCGTCTAATTCTAACCCTGTAGCATCCCATCCAGGCTTCTTATCTCGGGCAAAGAGCTCTATCCTGGGAACGTCTCCCAGCATATCCACGATCCTCTCCGCTACCTCTTTAGGTTTAGCAGAGTGCTTACCGCGCTCCTCAATCACTACAGAGGCTACTGATTTGCTATTTCTTGGAAGGGTCCTTGGTCCTCGCCTGCCTAACAAACAAAGCTCCGTATTCGCCCGTGTATAGTTGCCTGTGCCCTTGAACACTGTTCCATCTTTGTTGAGCTTGATCCAAGTAAATGCATTGGTCTTATATTCGAAGCCCCAAGCTTTCATTGTTTCCAAGGCCTCAGGCAACATAGGAGGGGTAGCCCAAAGAAACAGATAGCAGATATCAGCACACAACACCTGAATAGGGAGCTTCTTTAACTCCTCGGTTTTCAGCACTGGATAGTGATTAACAGCCGCCCCATTACTGACAGAATTGTCGTAGCTCCAGTTAGGATCGCAATACAAAATATTATACTTTTTCAAAACGCTGTCGCTTTCTGTATCTCAAACGGAACGAGGATTAGATCAGAATCTAAGTAAGGTAAATTTTCAAGGTCAAAGATTTCAATCTCAACATCCAGATCCCTAGCCTGGATATCTTCCGCTTTCATTCCTGTAGTAAGAGGTACATTCAGTTGGTAGAGTTTCCCACACCTAGGAAGAATAGACCTACACCATGCTATTGCCTTATCCCGATCATACTCATCGTTCCACCACTGACTACAGATTACGTGGGGCGCTATCGGAATCTCCCCCGGTCGATTATCCGTAATCCATTTACACATTCTAACGGCTACACGAGCGTTAAGAGATCTCTCGTGTTTAGTCTTAGCCCCATAGGGAGAACTTACAAATACAAACATCCATCAACCCTCCATAATCGGCTTTAAGCATATCATTAAAGCTGTGGTTTTATCGCCTCTGAACATAAGCGTAGTAGTCCAATTCTTCTCATTAGAACGGCGCTTACTTCTACAATATACCGTCTCTTCTGGGCCATAATAGCTCAAACACTTCTTGAGATATTCAACATTACAGATCGTCTCGCGGGGAAACGCTACAGGTTCCTCTTCCATATTAGCTAAGTTCTGGTTTGTTTCAGAGTCCTTCCAGGACCATTTAGATCCCTCGAAATACAAAATCCCTTCAGACAGAGCCGACACCACATCTACAACACGGGATAACCCTGTAAACTCCACCTCTTCATCCTTTGGAAATACTTCTTTGTAAGGCGGATACATGCGCCCCTCATCAACAAAAGAGATAATCACATTATCGGTAAATAGGCACACAAACTTCCCCGTAAACCCCAAACCAAAACCCCCACTCAGAGTGCCTTTCCCCTTGCGCAAAATAGACACAGGAATCAAAAAGGATTTCTCTAACCCCTGCTCCAAGAGATCATGCACCAACATCATATGTCCGTTAGTGGATACCGCAGAGCATGTACCGCCCTCACTAGATAGGTACACCCCTTCCAAATGGAGTTTATTCTCTTTCTTATGTGGGACACTATATCCCTGAATAAGAGACACTTGAGACTTATCAAACTGAACATTTGATGAGACCCCAAAGGGGAGGTAAAAGCGTCTAGTTTTAATCCCGAATCCCGGAATACTATACCCTCCTGGCAATGCTACACCGCTCTCTGTCATCTCTACTGTATCGGCTTTACTAAGCTTAAGCATCCGATCTAGCGTCTTAAAATCCACCATAAACCCCTCATGCTCCGCTGAAGAAACATCTCCAAGAGTCTGATAGACTGTCCCTAGATCCTCTATCTCTTGGGATATGAAATTGTCACAGACAAAGATCTGCTCCTTCTTATTGAATATTGTCGATAGCTTTAACATTACCCCTCCTCCTCCTATTTAGGTTTGATCATCTCAGAAGCTAAAACCTCACTATACGCGGCTACTCTTCCTTGCAGCACCTTCACATGCCTGTCTCTAATCTCGATAGTTTTCCTGAGTCCGCTTATTTCGTTTCTAGCCCCTTGAAGATCCATCTCCAAAGAAGCCCTCCGCATATTGAGCTTACTGCTCTCTTGTTGTTCTTTCTCCAGTAACATTCTCGTATTGATCTTATCTCCCGTTGCACGAATCACAGTCTCTACCAAATCCGCCTTAGTTTTTCGCATAAACTGTTGTCTTAACTCTGATATAGGAGTCTCATTAAACTTATCATTCTCGCTCATTCTATTTCTCTCTTCTGTTTAAGCATAAATAAAACCCCGCTAAAAAGCGGGGTAACCTGGAACTCTCAACTATTAGATTCCTTTCATCATGCACCTCCAAGGTTAAAGAGTTAATCCATTTATAAAAGTAGACTCGGACGACCTCTAGAGGGTTTGGGCAAATCTTCTGTATTGCAGATCGCCCGAGTCGTTAATCTCTTAAGCCGCTCTGGAAGCTACCCACGCTTTACGCTTAGCTTCGTTGCGGGCTTTTCTTTTAGCGATTCTAGCCGCTGTCTTCTCTTCTTCGCGAGCAACTATCTTAAGTGCTGTGTTCCAGTTCTCGCTTGTAGTGTGGAGCTCGTACCGGGTGCGCTCATAGTAGTCGGTCATGCTATCAGAGTTATTAGCGCAGGTGTCGAAGAAGAGACCCACAAGAGGACCATACCAACCGTAGGAATCAGCGTAGAAGGTTATCCGGTCTTCGCCGTGAATGTTCTCGCCGTGGTTCCAGGAACCTTTCATAAGTTTGGAGAATTTGCCATCTCTCTTGATTTTGAAGCCGTTGTAGTATACGTGAAGCTCTCCACGCTCTTCTTCGTACTGCTTCTCAAGATCCTCAATCTCGTGGTCTCTACGCATGTTGTTAGCGAATTTAATGTAAGCCCACTTGAGCTGCTCTCTGGTATTAGAAAGGATCCCATCCTCATCACCATTCTCTTCGATTTCCGCAGTAACCTCTTTAATAGCCTCGCAGATTCTGTTTGTCTTGATCTCGTCTTCTTTACGCTCAACCTTGAGAGCGAGAAGTCTAACTTTAATGTCGGCTACTTTTTTAGCGTGGGCTTTAGCGGTTGCGGGAGTAAGAGCTTTCATGATGACCTCCAGGTTTTGTAAGACTCAATCGCCTCACACTTATAGTTATAGAGCACTGGATAATTGTTGTCAACAGAAAAAGAGATAATTTTTCAATTAAATTTCAAAACCCCTGTAACACTATGTTTTATCACATAAAATCTTACTGAAAATAAAGCCCTACACACCCGCCACCAATGAAAAGAACCACAAAACACCACGTCCTTAAGACTGCTTTGGTATGGTAAGAGCTCTCTAAAGACACTCCCCACAGTACAAACGCAACCATAACCAACCCTAAGCCTAGGTTTAGAAATGCCGTAGCTACTTTTTTAGGACACATTTACCACCTACCATCCGCACATGTTCTAAACACAGAACCGCCAATAAAACGGTAAATAGGGAAATACATACCTTTAAAAAAGGTAGAACCAAGCTTAGTCCCATCCAATACATAGTTAGAGTCATTCCTTAACCATGCGTCTATCCACTCAATCAAAACTCTAACTTCATCCTTAAACAAGGAATCAGAACATATCGGACGGGTATAGTAGTCTCGCCCATGATACTTCTCCAGTATTTCTGTCATCAAATCCACATCCCCTAACCAAAACGCCTCGCCACCTCGGCCAAAAATCACATTCAAAGTCACCTCCCGTAACGTCATCACCACACCCCCTCACTGAACAACCATCTAGAATGGGTGTTTCTAGCTCCGTTTAATTGGGCTGTCCTCTCTGCTAAAATAAAAGCAGCTCTACGCCCAACCCATGAACCATCCCCCAAAATGAATCCCTGATCACCTCGTATGGGTGTCGGGTATCCGGCATCCCTCATATTCCGAATCACATCAAAATGCCTTGCAGGCTTCTCCAAGGAATGTAACACCCCATCCTCAGACACAATCCCTACGCCCGTCAATAACTGCGCCTTAAGCCCTACGCACCCAGGATGAGCCCAAGTACCTTTATGATAGTGTGCGTTCTCTACCGCCACTTCCCTACCGCAGTATGCACATTTACGTTTCTTAATCGCCATTGGTTACAACCTTTCCTTGTAGTTTCTGCTGTAGGTGTATAGTGTTTTCCGCCTCAAATAGCAATGACATCTTAGAGACAGCGCTAAAGGGGCTCCAAAACACTAAGGACTTATCACCGTGAAACCCCACTATAGCTCCTTTACGGATCTCAATAGAACCGACCTTATTATGCTCTGAATCGAGGACACTAAACCCCTCATCTAAGGTCTCTGGAAGTTTATCAAACGCTACCCGCATCACCACCCCCTACGCTTCTTTCTGGTCTTCTTAACAGCCCGTTTCTTGGGATCCCCTTTACCATGCTTGTCTACTCTAAGCCGTCTCGGGATCCAACCTTCAGGACGGGTGACATGGGCCTTAGTTGTGGGGTGGGTGTCAATCCATTCCCCTAACTGAATAATGGGAGATCTACGTTTCTGATCCTCCAGGTTCAGCCGCATACGATTTGCCAACTCCCGAAGAAGTAGCACCGAAGGTTCTATCTGATACTGTAACCCTTTAATCAAGTTGGCCACTGTCTCCGGCTTATCGGCCAACTGCACAGAGCATTGATAATGTATCTCGTCAATCCAAGGATTAATCATTCCCATCCCTCCGATCCTCTAATCAGGACCCTACACAGAACTTCATCTGCCCTATCAGGATCCTCAGGATGCGTGTATTCGTATCCTGTTAATTTGACCTGATCATAATGGCGTATAGCTAACGGGTTACCCGCAATTACTTTATTAGGATCCATAATCGAACAGCTAACAACACCCTTACGCTTAAGTCTATCAAACGGACCCTCACCACTACTTGCCCGTGTCACAAATTCAAAACAACGATCCGCCCCAATAGAATACGCTTCAGAAACCTTACTCACCCCATGGAAGGTTACTGTTTCCACTCCTGCCCCTCTCATAGAAGCCCACGCAAACCCCACCACAAACTCTTCCAGATCCTCCCACACAACAGATCTTTTTTCGGGCTTCACAAAAGTAGCTCTAAACAAGGGGGTCATACACACCTCTAACTCCACTATTCCAAGATACACACCTGCGATATCCCAAATATGAAATAACCACACCTTCTCCTCTACCGGGTCATCCTCACCTAATGATAGCTTCAAATCTCTCCAGTAGGATCCCAAGCGTTTAATCCCCGCCTTTGGGATATGACCTGGAATAGTTAGCACGTCGATACTAGGCACAGCCAATCTAGAAGCAATATCCATAGCCTCCTGTGTTTTCTGACTTGTCTTTTTGAAATACTTGATTCTAGTCATACTAGCCCCAACCAATCAAACCGAGGAACCCCCGGCTTAACTTCCTCTTGGAAATTGGTTACTGTCCTCACAAACACCTTATCATGCTCCCCAACAGGCTTGTAGAGTACGGCCCATTCATCTATCTCCGCATTAAAAACCAGCATCACAAACATATAGAGATCCCCTTTATAATGCTTGTAGGTCCCGTAATGTACCTTGGGCATAGGGGGTAAAGGTCTTTTATTAGCCATGGTTAATCGCCCACTTTCTTGTCATTACCTATTCCTCCGAGATGTATTCCGGGTTACCGTCTTCATCCCATGTGTAAAATCCAACACGCTTGTACACAGCTACACTCTTCACTCCCATCTCTACATTGACAGGTAACCACACCTTATGATCTACATCCTCCATCCAGGTGTTCTTATAATGCTCCGCTGTCGTAAGAGCTTCCTCTTGAGTGTCTTCGTAACTGTGCTCCGTGCTGTCTATAGTTAAATATGGTTTATGCACGTTTCTTACCTCCTGATTTATTAGTACCCTATTTGGTTGTCAGTTGCAAGAAAGAAATTAATTATTTTTTAATCAGGGTAGCCACAGGTGTAGTATCCGTCTCGGCCAGGGTGTACTCGACAATCTCAGCATTATCGTAGAAGGCCTTTGAAGATTTAACCGTGGAATCATTCCTACCCCAAATATAACTCTGCCTTTCCCAATGCGTTTTCCATTGGGTTAGATGAGACTTGATAAATTTTAGTTGTGTCCAAAATTTACCCCCTTTGTGCCATTCGGGGTAGAAGCTCCCTGTAGAAAACTCACCCGTCTTTTTATTTCTTATCTTCCAAATTTTCATCTTCCAAACCCTTTCTTGGTAATCATGCAGAGCCCGTTTTGATGTAGTGGAGTTCCTTCAGCCTTGAAATAAATGGCTGATAGTCTGGCACCTCCTTATTGTTGTATTCCCATTTTTTAATAGCCTCCTCCAGCCGCTCAAGTATAGCGGCGGTTTCTCTCTCTGAATCACTCATCTCCCTACAAATCTCACAATAAGGCTCCATGCTATCACCCTCATAGAGATAAAAAGATCCACTACAGTGCTCACATATTCTCTTGAAATAATCCCTCTCTTGCTTTTTCTTAGCCATCACTTCACCTCCTGATATCTCATTCTCGCCTCCAAGTACCACTCGATATCTATGTTGTCGAGTTCGGCTATGCGGAGGATGTGCATTATTTTCCCGCCCAAATCCTCTGCGCTATTGCATGGAATCCCGGTATGTGTTCTGTATGCGGCATCATGAAGATTGGCAGCCATGATTCGCCTTAACTGAGGCACAGGCAAATCCCCTGTTACCGCAACAGAGTTATACTCATCATACTCCACCCCATAAAACCCCATCAAATCCAGCACGCGAAGGAGAGCAAGGGCGAGGTGGTCTTCGTGGGTGTTGAGGATAAAACTATCATATTTCTGTTCATGCGATGGCGTGTACCTGACTAAGTGTCCGTCAAGCCATTTATTTTTTTTCAGGAAGAGGGCTAACGCCCCCCTCTTCCCCTCCCTCCGTGCTCTCATCGCGTCAACTATCGCCTCGGTGATGAGGTCGAGGAGTCCGGCGGAGTAGGCATCACAGGCAGCGTCGTAATCGAGGCCGTCTAGCATCGCCTTCATTGGATGTACTTTAGGTGCCCCATCCCACCAGCCCCACTTATCCTTCGCAGCCTCATGCACTATCGGGATTAATTCGTTGATTCTATCGGGGGTCATTTTGTTTGCTCCTTAATGGTACCAAATGCGGGTTTCTGCTTCTCTAAAAAATGGAATTTTGCTCTTGGTTTTCTCTACAGAGTGAATTGAAAACCCTTTGTTGACAATTTTGTTAATCATATGCTGGACATAATAATCATGCGTCACACATCCTATTCCGCTCAGCCAGCCTTCTCCAGTACAAATAAATAAATTCATCTTTCACTCCTTTTAATAACCACGAATCTTTTCAGATTCCGCATCAAGATCTGACAATATATCCAACAACTCTTCTCTAAGCCCAGGCAACACCACCCGCTTAAGCGACTCCTTAATAACCCGTTTAGCGCGGATATTCTGAAGCAAACGATCCGCCTCCCTTTGAATAAGAGACTTACGAGAAATTACCGATAACTGAGAAGAAAAAGTAGACATTAAAACCTCCCTTAGAAAGACTCAATAAGTGAGCAGATAACAATAGAAACCATATCATCTTTGGAGAAATCACCTTCAGCAATGATTGCGATCCCAAGGTTACCGCACTCGTTCCACATTCCGACATTACAGAAACGGTCGCTCTTTTTGATCTTCTCAACCGCTTTAAGCACGTCCTCTTTACAATGGAAGTAGGACAGGTTGAGGTAGCTGTGTGTATCGGTCTGTTTGTACTTGAGAATGTTGAACATGAGGAGCTCTCTTTCCGGGCATCTCTAACGCCCTATGTTTCTTTTATACCCCTTCGCTATTTGGTTGTCAACAGAAAAAAGGAAACTAAATTTCTTTGGCGGATGTTTTCTTGATAGGCAGGCATTGACAATCATCAGTATTGCACGGATCCACAAGATTATCGTGCAGGAGTTTTAATTGCTTTCTTAGTATTTTATTCTTTTTCTCTAGTGTGAAAACCTGTCTCCAACACTCACACGCTTGTTCCTTGTTCTTTTGGCTCTTATATTCCACATATTTCTGCGGCAGCAACACAATAGCGCAGAGTATAGCCGTGAATATGACTGACACCCCCAGTATCATCGCCCCAGGACCTAACAACCAATCTATAAAACTAAGCTTTCCATTCTTCATCTTTCAATCCCCTTATAGTGGATCTCCACCAACGTCTATTTCCCTTTAAAGAATTCATAGATAAACTCTCTACCACGTTTCCTCAGTCCAGTGTTACCAATCATCTTAAGCTCTCTCATCACATACGTAATATGAGCCCCACAGGTCTTACCACCTAACACCCTCAAGATACTATGAGCAAGAACCACCCTCCGACCTCCTACCCTGGAAATACGGGTATCATCCCATAGAGCATCTAACTCTCTGTCTGTAACAATATCCCTAATCCCCATTACTCTCCTCCGTTAACCTTTTTGTATGGTCTTTCTCCAACTGCCTATGCAGGGCCTCACCGATTTCAGTAAGGGATCCTCTACGCTCCTTGTCGCATCTGAGCTGTTTCATGAGTCCCTCTTTAGTTACCACACCGTATCCTACTCTGTGTTTCTTTTCAGCCACCGAACCATCTCCTATTTATTCTACATGTTAATTTGTGAGCGTCACTGCCTATTAGAATTCTCTCATCAGGCATGTTACGCAGTATCCATCTAATCTCTCTACTAGCCCCTCCCCTGTTCTTAAAGATCTGTTTGAAATCCTCAGGGCCAGAATCATACAGATCCATAGGTCGAAAGGAGCACTTAGGCTTAGCCTTTAAAAGTACAACAACCCACTCTAGAACCTTCTTTCTACGCCTCCTTAATGCATCCCCTCTAGCAGACGTAGGAGGAACAGACGTGACCCGTTTATCCCGTATCCTAGCCTCTACCTTACGGCGCTCCCCTTCAGTCAGTAAACCCCACTTGACCATCTTGGGAAGCATCCTCTCTATTTTGGCTAGGTAGGTTCTGGTAATATAGGACATCACAGATCCGCCATAAGTTCAGAGAGCTCCAAAGCCACTGCATCTATACCCTCGTAAAGAACCTCCCCAAGTACAATCAGTAGACTACCAAGAACTATTCTAGCCTCGGATACGTCCCCCGCCTGTAGGAGTCTTTTTGCACAACCGGCACTCTCAGCAACTATCTTTGGTTCTGAATCAAAGTTCTCCAGCTCAATAAGTATCTCTATCAACCGATCCATAACTCTCTCCTTAACATTCACACCTGGAGAAATACTCTTTAATAGTTCTCCTGATTAGTCGCTTACATTTACGGGACTTAGGTTTTACCTTTCCCGGACATCGAAACCCGGCAAGGCAATTATCACAACTGTGCGCATATAACCCCATTAAGGTCTCCTCTTTGATAGCCCACCATTTATCCTTACTCATAACTCTCACCCCTTAACTTCCACTGTAACTATGGTGTCATTATGCCAACCCCCATGGGCTACTAACAGTATCTCCACCTGAACAAACCCCGCTTTCTTCCCAATACCACCACTATTCCAGCCACAGGTGATAACAATCCCTCCCGGCTTTATCACCCTAGCAATCTCTTTCTTAAGATTCCCCCAGTAACTAGATTGGGTGGTCTGCATGTTCACCGTCTGACCCAAGCGCTTATAACACTCTGACACCTGACGGGGGGAATAAGGCGGATCAAACAGAACCATAGATACAGACCTATCCGATAACCCCCTTAAAAACTCCAGAGCATCCTTGTGCTCATCCGCAGGTTTATCCGGATCCAAATCATTAGTGTAACAATACTGCGCAAAGGGCGAGTCCCCGGAAAAAGGATCAACTACCCTACCTCCCCCCACAACGCTAAAGTATCCTTTTATTAATTCATTAATGGGTTTAATAGAGAAGGTATCTTTAGAGGGCATGGCCCACTTTTTAGTAATCTTAATCTCCAACATTAATCACCCCTTAACCAAAATGGCCTGATACCGGGCGCAAAAATCGTAATCTTCCGAATTGGTGAACCCACATGCTGTAGAAGAAATCTCATATCCCCTCTCCCGCAACGCGTTAACTCGATCTTTAAATATGTCCTCATCGTGTGTGTCCACGATCTGCACATCTTGACTTAATTCATCCTTACCCATTTTTATTATACCCTCACCAAACTGACACCAAGCCATTTAGCCACCCTAAGAAACTCCTCCAGGGTGATCTTATGACAACCCCCATAAAGGACTCTGACCCCATAGCCTATGTGATCTATGAAAACCCGTATCCGATCTCGCGCACAAACAATAGAGTTGCCTGATGTATCTGTAATTGTAATCTCATCCATAACACAATCCTCCTTACTTTCTGTTTACCCTTTTATTGTCTCTTTGTCAACAGAAAATGAAACACTAATTATTTCCTCTTAGAAATCTCTAACTCTTTCTCCAACTCCTGTACCCTTTTCCCAAGAGAATACAAGAGTTCATCCCGTGCGCTTTGGTCTGCAAACAGCCCAAACACAGGGAGCCTAGGATCTAGATATGCCTGACAGGTTTCACATTTGCTAAAATCTAAAGGAACTCCTGGGATATAGATCTCTGCACTAATACTCGATAATGCTCCGCAATATCTACATTTCATAATTCACTCCTCGCCGGTAGTCTCTTAGTCAGGATAGGGCACCTGACCTCCGACCCATGACAGCGATCTCCACACCACCTTATCAAGCGTTTGTTCTCCCGGATCAACCATTTGGCCCTATAATACAATTCGTTGTACCTCGTGATTTGCCGGTCTATGAAATCGTTCTTTTTACTCAATGATATCTGCATCATAACTACCATAACCGTAATCACCACCACAGGAACTAGGTACATGGATTTGTTTGCTAACTTACTCATCCCCATCACCTGCAATCCCTTTAGTGAAATCGAAGCATCTACTTCTCTGCTCAAGTCTATCTATGCTATGTTGCAAACTAATGATATGTGAAAGTAGTTCCCTGGGGAGTCCCTCTTTGAATTTGTCCCACTCTCGATCAACAAAAGGCCACCCCAACGGTTTTAGAGCCTCCACCACATTATCTACATCCTCCCATAAATATCCCGCTAAAGACTCTACAACCCTAGCCCGTCTCTCCGATATCTCCTCCTCTTTTCCCCTGTACCAAATAAAGGTTTTCATCCCCTCTATGCGAAGCCCCTTGAAACCCTCACATGGTATGTAATTTACCAAGGCATCGTTAAGCTCTGATGTAGTTGGTCCTAGGTTCTTCACATCGGAGACCACTGAACATCTACAGTTGTGATGTTTGGGCGGAAGGGAGGCGGGATCAATTGCGGCTATCTTAGCCTCTCGTTTTACTGCTCTCCGTTTTACCCACCCCAGAACGCACACCACCAGGATAAACACAATCCCCACTAAAGTCGTTACTAATGCAAGATTCATTCTGCTTTCTCCCTTTCACGCTTCTCATTAAACTCCCTTATGAACTCCTCAAGATCCTCAATGACCTTGGGATCGGGAACTGGATCCTTAATAGCTGCTAAACACTTAGTAGCAAACTCATAGAATATTACCCCTGTTTCCTTCTCTATCCTATCTAATTCTTCTTCTAACTCCCTAACCGTTGTCTCTGCCTGTCGTCTTCTGTCGCGTTCCGTATGGAGCTGTCTGAGGTAATCCCTACGTTCTTTCCTTCTCACTCTTTGATTAGACATCTACAGCCCCACCAGACTAAGCGCACACCGTTCACTACAACAGGCATATCCACCAACCGGGATCGCAGCATCTTCAGCCACCTCCCTACCGCACTCCTCACAGGTGAAGAATCCTCTGAACTCTTCATACCGCCCCGCATGTGGCTTAGGGAATTGGTCTACCGTAGGGTCGTATATGGAGCCATCAGGACGTTTACACCACCAATGCTCCTGCTTACCCCAGGACCAACAATGGTAGTACCCCCTAACCAAAGTAAGGCTAGAATCTTCCTTGCACGCTTTCTCAGCATACTCCTTACACCTACCTCTATACTTGGTATAAGAACTCTCAGAAGCAACTCCATCTCCCGACAATACAATAGACAGATCACCAATCTGGACTCCCTCTTCTTCTGATTTTATTGTATTCCAATCCATAATCACTCCCCTCCCCTATTGCGTGGACCCCTTGTCAGGTGACTCCCATGATGGATAAATGTAATAGTAATTAGGACACTCAGGATTGACCTCACAACAATACACCGTAATCCGCTTCTTGACAGGGAGTGCATAACTGAACGGGCATCCACACATGGGGCACTTTGTTGTTGCTGTCATTACCCCCGCATTAAGTGGGTCTGGTATTTGTTCATGATGCGGCATCACACACCATCCTTTCGCGGCTCATTTTCGGCCTCCTGTGGGGTTGGGGTATGCATAATGCCCACAAGCAAATCTAGTTCACGATCCAGATCCGCTTTTCGATAATCCAGGGTGGAGTGCAAATTAGCGCAGGATCGCAGAAGCGCATCAGCATGGGCACGCTCTAATGCCACCAATACGCAGCGGCATGGTATATGCATGCATTTGCAACATGGTCCCATAATTACTCACCATCCTTTCGCGGGGCGAAGGCGCTGCAATAGGGTGGGGATTTCGTTTTTAACCTTCTGCCAATCACTGTTTTTATGTGGCAATCTCCATGCTGGCCCCACGCGCACTCCTTACACATCCCCGGTATCTGACTCTCCCGCAACCGGGCGATCTCGGCGTCTTTTTCGTCCATCTTTTTTGCCGCTTTGACGAGTTGGCTTGACATGCTGGATATTAACTCTTTGCACTCCTCAATCTCCGCCCTCAGTGCCTTGATCTCAAGATGCTTCTCTGCCGCCTCTTCTCGGAATTGCTTTTCAAGCGCCTTATATAAATCCAATTCACTGCGCAGTGCATCCTCTATCGGGCGGTTGGTGATCCGGGATATTTCGATCTTCGTTGCGCACCCGAGGCATTCATACACCCGCATCTGGCGATCCTTATACCAATTATTTATCCCACATGTGGGACACGACTTCAGGGTCTCGGTTTTGTTCTCTTCGCTCATGGGTCTACTCCTATTCCGTAAGTTTATATTTCTCGGATGTCCAACCAAGAATCTTGGCTATCTCAATCCATTGCTCATCAGTTATGCTCCCCTTACCCAAATCACGCACCTTATGTTTTACATACCCACAGGCCGAATTAACTGACACAATAGCCGCATACTCCTCCAAGGAAGCATAAAGAGAGCAATAAGAATGATACTCTGTATGCTCTTCCCATGTCTCAATGTAGAACTGTGTGACCCTGTATCCAGCCCCTGTGATTTTAAAATACTTCCTACCCACCTTATCCACTGTGACTTCTTTGATTCGAGGTGATGAATTTCTATGGTAGTTCTCAACTAATATCAGAGTATCCCCTACCTTAGGTTTGGGTCTAACATTCTCACACATAACACTTCCTCCTTAGTGATTATTGAGCTCAATAAGCAGAGCCTGACGATACACCCGTACACGATGTGTAAGATCCGCAATCTCTTTCCGTTGCCGTTCTTTAACCTCTTCATCATGCCGAACAGCACTCTTGTAATTTTCAAGATCTCTTTCAAGCGTTTTAACCTTCGTCTCCAAAGCATCTACTTCCTCACCCAAATCTAAGGCTAACGCTTCCTTCTCGTTGCGTTCGTCCTTAGCGGTATTTTCCCGAATCTCTACCATCTTTATCATCTCAATCAACTCAGCCTTAGTCTTCCGTTTGTAACTCATTACTCAAACCCTTTCTGAGGATCCTCTATTCTCGATTATTCCGCCCACGCACTTTTAATACCAAGCATTCTACAAGCCATCTTGGCGAATTGAGAATTATGACCCTCATACTTGATTTGGAGAGCCATCAAGAGAGCTATGTCTTTTGTCTCACAAACACAGGAATACGGTTTATCATCTACTACAGGAAAGAAGTACTCATCCCCCTCAATAGAATTAATCTTTGCTCGTCCATAATTACCTACACTTTGAACTGAAATCATAACGACCTCCTTTACTGAGAATCCTCTATTGGATCCCCTGTATCTAATCTATACCCACTAATTATCCTCTTGTCAATAGAAATTAATTATCCGATGTGAATTTGTTGTGGTCTCTCTTCTTTCTCTTTAAAGGCCATCCTGCTAAATCGTCCCAGAACCCCCTTGTGATATCCCTCCACACCGCTCTATAACAGATATCCCCAGCAAACATGTTGTAAATGTGGCTATACACAAACGAATAAATCCACAAGATAAGCCCTATGGGATTATACCAAAGTACTCTTTCATCCTCAGTAACGCCTATCCAACTACCCATGACTCGCCCGCCTTCTGTAATGAATCCCATAGAAAGACTTCATAGAAACTATCTCTAAATCAGCCCTAGGATATCGCTTAAGAGCCGCCATGATAGTATTGGTATGAATCCTTCCCCTCTTATCGTAGAGCTCTATATCCTTCCAAGGAATCAATGAGGAGGCCCCTTCACTCATCAAGGCTTCACATGCTGCACGTACCAGGAGAACTAATTTCCTCTGCTGCTTCTCTCGTCTTTCCTTCTGCTTCAGTACATCGCACCTCTTACAGAGGGAATTCACCCCCTGCCGTTTGCCTTTGTTCCTACTGAACTCGGATAGTTGCTTTGGGATCCCACAACATCCACACCTCTTAGCCTGTGCGTTACCCATGCTTAAGCTCTCCTGTAGATAGCGGGACCACTACCGCCCTTACCGGAAGGACCGTATCCTACCTGCTCCAGCTTTCCGTTCTTAACCATCCTGTATAGAATGTGTCTGAGCCTACTTCTTCCTTTGGGATCCTGATATGAAATCATCTTATGGCACAAATCATCAACAGTGAACGACCTATCCCCGAAGTTCTTAACGGCCTCCAACACCTTGGATTGCTTAGACCCTGTAAAGGTTCTCGTCACCTCTGTCGTTTTATAAGGTATGTGCCCTATCTCTATGGTGATTGTAATAGTTCTCTTATCCATCGTTCATCTCCTGTTTAGTTTGCTTTATGGCCCACGCTCTAATCTTGTTTTCACACATACCCCTCCGCATCAGGGGATCTCCCTTTGTTGGAACATCACAAACCCCAGAACTCCTTATAGGGCAAGAATTGCAATGGTGCATCTCGGCAAAATAAGAACACAAAACCCCCAGCGCATCCCCGTGTTGTGAGTCATTCTTGCCGAGATCGATAACATTAATTTCTAGATCCTCTTTCGACAACACGTTTTTGGCTAAATTCAACGACTCATCCTGACTCATCTCAAATCCCACATTAACTCTAGTCGGATCGCTTTCAAGCACCCTCACACCCACAGGATATTTATCCACCCAATCCCACCCCCGGCACCCCTCTAACCTCTTGACCTCAGCATGTACCGCCCATCTAATCTGAGTCAATACGGCATCGGTTAATGGTCTAAACAAAAAGATCCTCGCTCCAACACCCTCTCTATACTCCCAATCAAAAGATCTTCATCATCCCTTGATAGAATCCCCAATAACCTAAGTATATGCCCCGATACTAATAAAGGATCCCCCAACTCCACACCCCTAAGTCTATAATCCCTTACCGCGTTTACGTACTCCCGTAATTCACTACTCATGTTCGTACCCTTTCAATTGTAACTGTCGTTTTGCCTGGGACTCTGGTTATCACCATAGGGTATCCCCTGGCTTTCTTATCTATCTTTGATCCCCTCTTAAACTCAATCCTAAAGTCAGAACGATCCAACCCTCTAGAGGCGAACACTTCTTTAACCTTAATCCTCATACCCTTGGAAGATAAAGGCCTCCTTAACAGAGCACAAATCTCCTCCTCAATATCTGCCTTAGCTTGATGGTAATTAGTACCATAGGCCCCACCCTCTCCGCCTAATTCCGTAGTCCTCCAGCACTTAAAACACTCTTCGTTGTGTTGTGGTGGGCATGGGGGTCGATCCTCTGGGGATCCATACATCCGATATATGTTATGTGCATCGTTGTACATCTGCATCACATCATCAGGGATAGACGTTAACTGGAGTGTTGGAGCCTCGTTATGTAGCCTTACGTGTACTAATGGACATTTCACTTCGGACATCGTTCTACCCCTCCGATGTATACGGAGCTATAGTGTACTCCCTCGAACTGAAGTTATCCCCAATGGCCTCACCAGACTTCACACACCGGTACACAATCTCTACCTCTGTCTTTCCGCAGGGGCCATTAGGAGGGGTGACTCTTACGTGCTCTATACGCTCAAAGATACGATACAACACAGCGCCTCTAGAAGATGTCAGAAGCACTTTATCCCCCTCTTTAAAGGGACATTCAAGCTGGGCCTTTCGTAGACACACGGCACCCAGAGAGCTCTTACGATCACTAAGTGTAGCCTCATAATCTCTAATCTCATTCTCCAAGTTAGTGATACGCTGCTTAACTTCTATCAACTGATCCCGCTCACGTCTCCAATCTCTATTCAGATAATTGAATTGGTGGGGATCCTTTCCATACTTCCTACACAACCACCATAACGTCTTCTCCCTTACCCCATCTCCGAATGAGTTGAGATGCAGATTAGAAGTTATGGGGTAGTCCTCCTTAGGAATCCCCAAATCAACGATCACCTTTTTAAAATCCTCATCAAACAATTTACTAGGCCATACAGAATGATCCCGCCATCTCTCTACCGGATTCCCCTGGGCGTATGTGACAAAATCCGCTATCTCTGCTCTAGCGAAATCTTCGTTGCTTCCCGCCGCCTTCACGTCATAGATCTTATCAGACCCCATCAGAACCATGCAGTTCCACACTAAGTTATCCGCTCTAGTATCTCTATCCATAACACAATCCTCCTGATCTAATCCTTACCCCGATATTTTCTTATTGTCAAGGAATAATTCTTTTCAGATAACATCTAATAACAATCACTCTGCCGGTGAAGACCCAGAAGAACTATCACTAAAGGTACACACAACCCCCTCCAGATAATCGCCCTCAACTGTTCCTGCTGTATCAACCCCAGTGACTCTACCCTTCACTTTTGTAATTCTAAAATCCTCTACACTCCCTACGCCACGACAAGCATAACAGGCTACAATCCTACCTGGATCATCGAGCTTACGTACCTGCCCCTGTCCATCGCATACAGGGCATTTAACCTCCGGTACCTTCCCTTTAAACTCCTGCTCCCAGGTCTCCAGCCCATAGAGAATCTTCTCCAAGACACTTACGGTATAGCCTGCTGTAGGATCTCCATGTGCTTTCTTACGCCTACCAATCTCTATCTCTAGCCGCTTAAGAATCTCCTCGTTAGCTTCCACCACCCTATACAGCGCTACTGCTAGATTAGGAGCCCAGTACCTAGAGTGCCCCTCATTGATGCGCAGGCCAAGACACGGATCAGAATCTTTCGTGAATGCGCAGTTATCACAAGCCCTTTTCTTGGGATCACAATACTCTACTCTAAAATCTGGATTTCTCATTCTGACTTACTCCCTTTCTCTCGTTTACTTATGATATAAAGAAACATCGCCATCACTAACATCTCTGTAGATTTATCTATCACCCCAGAAAGATGGTGAATGGCAGACGATATAACAAGCATACCTATTACCACATCACTTAATCTACTCATGCCCCTCCCCCGTCACTTTCCCTAATCCATCACAAAAAGCACAAGGTAAACTGTAATGCCTCTTACGAGGGAAACCACCAGTACCCTTACACTGTGGACATTCGATAAACTCATCAACCTTTCTTGG